GTTCAGCGCCATCGGACGCTTCGCCGCCGCTGGATTGCTGGCGGCTGGCTTGCCCTCGGCTCGTCGGTCGCGGCTGGCTTCCTGCTTGACCCATCCGTTCCGCCGATCATCGTCGGCGCCGTGTTCATCTGCTGGGTCGAATCCGCACGGCACGAAGGCTGGATCAGGGGCTTTCGGTCGGGTGTTCCACGCCGAAGCGCACCACCGCCCTCAAGATCCCTAGTCCGTGGTCGGGCGACCGTCGATGTGTTGGGCCACGCGCCGATTGCTCCCGCTGCCGAGGTGACGTCGTGACCTCTCCCTCCCTCGTCGTGGTTGAGCCGATGTGCTGCGGCGAGCCGATGGTTCACAACAGCTGGACCAGCGAGTACGAGTGCGCCGTTGCCTACTTCGCGCTGGTGGACGAGGTAATCGGCGAAGGCGCGCTGGAGCGGGCGACCGCCGAGGACGTCGGGCCTGCCCTCGTTGAGGCGCTGGGGCATTGGCGTGCGTCGCGGATCCCGGACGGATCGGAGGATGCGTCGTGACCTCTCCCTCCACCCTGCCCATGCGGCTGCTGCTGGCAGAACTGCGCGCCCGAGGCGAGCACCCGCACCAGCGTGGCGCACAGCCCGACGTCGAATACCCGAACGTCGGGGTGGCCGAGGTTCTCGACGAGGCCGTGGCCTGCCAGCACCTGCTCGACTTGGCCGGTATCCCGAACGACAAGGGCTACGAGGGTGACGTCGACGCCCGGACGTACCTGCTTGTCGTCAAGGCCAGCAGTTTCGCCGATCGGTTGGCCCGGATTGCCTCGTGGCATTCGCGGGAGACCGGCCCAGGTGGCATGGTCGGGGACTTTTGCAACGAGTGCGGCAACAAGTGGCCGTGCGATACCCGCCGCATGGTCGACGGCACCTACGTCGACGACGAGACCATCCTCGATGAGGAGGCGGTGATGGCGCCCTCTACCTCCACCGCCGGTTGGTCGCACGGCTACACCCGCCACGGCCACAGTTGCTGCGACCTCGCGACAGGACCACGGCCCAACCTCGTTGCTCGCTGCGGCGGGCCGGGCCTGTGCGGTGAGTGCTCGGCTGACGTCGTGGTCAAGCACATGCCCGGCAGCGGCCGATTCGACCGAGGCGAGTCGCCGCCCTCTACCCACCCACTACGAGAACGCCTCGGCAAGATCTTCGCCTGTCGGTGCGATCCGGCCTGGACTGATCGCAGGCTGCACGCTCCGGACTGCGTCGAAGATCTCGGCGAGGACGCAGCGGACGAGGTCGCCGCGTGGCTCCGGGACGTGGCGGATGAGATGGCCGCGGCAGGACACATCCTGTTCGTCGGTGACCTGCCCAACCCGACAGGCCACGCTGCGGCCACGCTCCACCGCCTCGCAGACCAACTCGACGACGGAGGCCAGTGATGGACCTGCAGACCCGCCTCGGCCGCGCCGACGCCCTGCACTCCCGGGAGACGACGTTCCCCAACGCCGCCCAGGTCTGCCGCTGCCAGCAGTGGAAGGTGGAGGTGCCGTACAACGCCACCGCTGCCTCGATTGCGCACGAACAGCACCGCACCGACGAGCTGACCGCCGCGGTGGCCGCGTGGCTCCGCGTGGAGGCCCGCATCCTTGCTCTCGCTGCTGCCGGTGCGACCGACTTCGACACCAAGACGTGGGTTCGCGGTCAGCTTCACATCGTTCGCCAGTTGGCCGACTCGATCAGTCCGGAGGCCACCCCGTGACCGGCACGGGCCAGACCGCCGGCCGGCCGATCCGCGACTATCACGCCTACAGCGAGTGGCTGAACCGCCGCCCGAGCGAGCCGCTGCCGATGGAGTCCTGGGTGCGGATCATGCCGCCGGAGTTGGGTGGCGGAACCCTGTGCGGCCAGATCAAGTTCACCGACGGATCCGACCACTCGTATGCGATCTGCATCCCGTATGGCGAGGACGGAGCCCTGTTCTACGTCCACAAGGCTGACGTAGAAGCCTGTGACCCGCCGGGAGGCCACCCCATGAGCATCTGCTACGAATGCGGCCAGAACGAGTGCACGGGCTGCCGGCCATCGGCCATGGCCGAACTCAGGGCGGGCCTGCATGAGCGCGACCTCCTCGTCGACATGGCCGACGGCGACCTCGTTGAGGAGGTGCTCAACCTCATTGACCGGGGCTACGCCGGCCTAGCCGAGCAGGTCCAAGTCGTCGCGGCACTTCGCCGAGAACTGGCCGGCGGGCGTGCTGCTGGGCGGGTTGAGGCCATAGCCGACCTCCGGGACGACAAGGCGTACTGGGACTGGATGGCGTCGAGGCCGGAGCACGCTCCCGACAACATCCGGCACCGGGCCGCCGCGTACCTCGAAGCGAAGGGACACCAGCCGTGAGCGAGAGCGAACTGATCGGCCAGTTGCGCGGCCACCGCCGCCGCCTCGGCCTGAGTCAGCAGAACGTCGCCGACCGGATGGGCCACGGCGCCCGCTCCATCGTCAGCGACCTGGAGAACGGCCAACGGGCGCCGGTCCTGTCCACGTTGCTGGCCTGGACCAACGCGCTCGGCCTGCGCCTGACATTGAGCCTGAATGGGTCCGAGGTCGGGCTGTGCTGCTCGATGCACAACGAGCACTGCGAACCGCCGTCCGAATTGTGCTGCGGCGACTGCTCGGAGGTCGAGCACCCGGCGCATCTGGATGAGCGGCCCTGCGTTCTCGCGAGGAGTCAGCCGTGATCCGGGCGTGGCTGTGGTTCCAGATACTCAAGCTCCCGCCCGTCCGGCGTGCCATGGCGATCTACTACCAACACGTCCTCGACCACATCCGGAGCCAGAGCCGTGACCACTGATCTGCATTCCGTACTCCTCGAAGCCATCACAGCACGACAAGAACGAGCGGCCGAAGCCGCATCCAGTTGGGACCTGGTAGGCATCGCGACAACGGGAACGCCGCCCTTCGTCGCGCCGGCCGATGTCCTCAGCCACATCGTTGCCGAGTCTCCCGATGCTGTCCTCCGTCAGACCGCCGAAGACCTCGACGTGCTCACCCGCCACTACGTCTGCGCGGACCTCAACGACTGCCACACCTGCCGGGACGAGTTCCATCCGTGCCCGGAGATCTTGTCATTGGCTCGCCGGTACGGGCTTGGGGTAGAGGCTGAAGGGAACCAACCATGAGCAGCAGCGAGTCGGACCTTCGCCTTGGCCGTGTCCGGGCCATGAGCCTCGCCGGGCATGACCAGGATTGCGCGCTGGCCATGCTCAGCCAGGTACGCAACGCTTGGTCTCCAATCGACGACATCCAGGTCGAGCATCTGCTCGCGATCGGGTACCGAGCTGGCGCGGCCGCCGGGCACATGGCCCTTCTGTCGGCTGAGGCGGAACGCGACGTCGCTGGGGCCGATGCGCTGAGCAGGGCCGCCGACGATCTCATGGCCATGACCACTGATCCGTTTGATCTGCTCACCGAGTCGGTGGGCATCAAGGGCCCGATCGCGACGGATGAGGAGCGCAGCGTGACACGGCACGTCAACAGTTACGACAGAGACGCCAAGCTCCCGACCATCGGCAGCCGCTGGGTCTGGGAGATCGACAGCCCGGGCGCGCGAAGCCTCATCGAAGTGATCGAAGTGATCTGGAACGGCGAGGAATGGTGGATCAGAACCAACGCATTGATTCCAGACCGGTTCCCGTCGCCGGGAGTCTGCCTTAACGACCTTTCGCGGTTCCATGAGGCATGCACGCCTGTCGGCGGAAGCCGCAAGGGTCTATGGACAACACATCAGGTCCGCGACGGCGAGGAGTGGCGACAGGACGAACGCCTCGCTGATTCTCTATCCCCAAAGGAGCCGACGCCGCCCGCCACCAAACTGTGCGAGGAGTGCGGCGACGCCATCCCGGCCACCGATCGACTGTGTGGTCCTTGCGCCAGCATGGTGTTCGACGACGAGGAGCCGACACCGTGACCACCTGCCCTCTCTGCTCGGCTGACCTGTCCTACGAGGTGGACGGCCAGATCTACTCCCGTGGCATCGGGGTGGAGATCCCCGGCGTCTACGACGGGGTCCTGTTCTGGCTGTGCCCGGACTGCGACGGGACGTGGCACCGGTGGCCGGTCGGTGACTGGCTGTATGCCAAGGCCGCCGCGGTGATGGCGACGTGGAGACGAGCCAAGGAGAAGACACCATGACCGCGATCATCGACGGCCAACCCGCAATCGCCGGAGAGCGGGAGACCGACCTTCTCCCGGACCTGACCGACATGTCCCTCGCCGGCCTGCTCACCGCCGCCGCAGACAATCCGGTTCTCGCTGCCGTTCTTGCACGTGTGGTGGCTGCCGACGACGCGGCGGCGGGCATCGTGGCCGGTTTCCAATCAGCAATCTAGAAGGAGGAGCGATCATGAGCGACATTGTCAAGGTGACTGTGGTGATCGAAACCGCCGACGGCCATGAGACCAAGGTTGTGCTGACGCCAACCGCAGGCGAACCCCTGATCCGCAGGTGGGGGTGGAGCCGCGAACCGGTGGCCGACCACGCCGCCGAGGCGGCAAACCCGACCGGCTGGCGAATGATGAAGTCGGGCCCGTACGCGGCGATCGACCTGTCCGCGTACGGCGTGATCAACGGGGAGTCTCCGTGACCGGCCAGCCGCGCAAAGTGGAGGAAGCGATGAGGGATCGCGACGACCGCCGTTTGATCTTCGTCTGCTCGGTACTGTGGCTGGCCGTACACGTCGGCGCCTACCTCGGCCAGCCGGCCCTTATCCCACCACTCCTCGTACTCGACATCGGCCTCGCCGGCCCCATCGGCCTGTGGTGGCTCTCAGGGCTGCTGTTCCGCCCAGCCCAACCGCCACACCACCAGCCCGGACTCCTCGACGTGATCGAGGAGACCCCACCACCCCGCCCGGCCACCGGCATGACCACCACCGACATGCACGCCTACATCGAACACGCCTACCAAGGCATCACCGCACCACGCCAACTGGCCTACAAAGCCGTCTGGCACCGGATCCACGACGGCCGGGCCGACCCGACAGTGTGGCGCACAGTCAACGCCGCACTGAACGCCTACGAGGCTGCCGCAAAGGCACTAGCCGAATCCGGCAAGAAACCAGACGAAGACAAGAAAGATTTGATCATGCAATCCGTCGATGTCTCAACCTGAGGTGGAGGAGACCTAGGGTGGCTGTTACCACGATCAACAGCACGCGACGGAAACGTCTGCTCAGGCTGATCCCGCCGCGGCAATGCGTGGCGATCGCCAACGCCGGCGAGCAGTGTCAGCACTGGGCGATGATCGGGGCCACGGTCTGTCACAAGCACGGCGGCAAAGCGCCCCAGATCATGAAGGCCGCCGCACAACGGATCACTCTCGCCGAGGCGTTGCTGAACGGCGACCATCGGCATCCGCAAGAGGTTCTCTCGGCGTCGCTGCACACTTCCGACGTCCTCGCTGAGCGGACAGTTGATGCCATGGCCGAGGGGGCGACGGCTGAGCTGGTTGAGCAGTTGCTGGACGCGAACCGTACCAGGGCCACGATGGCGAAGCTCGTGCTCGACGCTGCGGGGGCGGAGGGTTGGGCGGCGCAGGAGGCGTACCGGCAGCAGGGTGACGCGTTGGCCAAGATTTGCCGGGAGATGGCCCGCGAGCTCGGCTTCGACCCGGCCGATCAGCGTGTGGCTGATGCGTTCGAGGTGGCGGTGGGTCGGGTTTTGTATGGGCGGCGTCGGCCGCGGGCGGGGATGAAGGCCATCGAGGGGAAGGTGACCTGATGGTGATCGGTCGGATACTCGGAGTGACGCACCATAACAGAAGTTCTGGTGTAGTCATTCTGCCCCGGTATGTGGGGGTTCCGAAGATCATTCTTGCCGGATTTCCCGGGCCGAGACCCGAAACCGGCTTAGTGTCTTACGTTCCGCGGGGTGGCGGACGTAGTGTCTTACGTCCCCAACGTAGTGTCTTACGAATGAGTCCCCGGCCCGGGCCCCGCCGGCCCACCCTCACCTTCCGCCTCACCCCCGAAGCCATCCACCGCATCGACCTCCTCGCCGAAGCCGAGAACGTCCAGCGGTCCGAGATGCTCCGCCGCATGCTGGCCTACGCAGCCCGGCACATGCCCAAGGGATGGCAGCAGCCATGAGCGACACGAACCGACGCGCCAACCGACGCGCCATCGTCCTACTGCCCTACGAGGCAGTAGCGACCTTGCTCGAACTCCCGCCCGGCCTGACAGTGCACGCCATCTACCCGGACCCGCTGCGCGACGCGTTCGCCGTCAAGGTCACCGGCGACAGCCTCGCCGACGTCCCGGCAGGCGACCAGGCACCACTGCTGGCACAGGTCCATCTAGTAGTCGACGACACGCGGCCCATCCTCGACGCACTTCGGAAGATGCATACCATCTCTGCCGACAGCAAGACCTGCCACCACTGTGAGTACATCTGGCCGTGTCCGACGATCCGGCTCGCAGAGGATGAGGCGTTGGCGCATCCACTCCAGATGCGACGCTTCAAGGTCGAGTGGCCGGCATGACCTGCCCTGGGTCAGGTTTCTCCACGGGCCGGAAGGAACCCCCATGACCAACCACCCGGGCGACCTGTGGCGCTCCGTCGGACCATTGGGAGAGTGGTTTGGCCGGGCCGTCCGCAGCCAAGCCGAGATCGAACGCTGGAAGGTCAAAGCCGCGGTACTGGGCCTCACCCCGGCTGAGACCGGCGTGCTGTGGAACGAAGTCATCGCCGATCAGGTCCGCTGGCCTTGGGCGTTCAGCGCCGTCAACGAGGCCGACCGGCGGCTGATGCTGCGCTGCGCCGAACTCCGCGAACGCCCGGCGGCGGAGATGCGACGCGCAGGAGAGCAAATCCTCGCCTCGCTGGGCCTGCCCTACACCCCGGCTCAGGTCGACGACTACGGGTGGATGCTCGAGAGGATGGCCACCGAATGACCTGCCCCGCCCAGGACCTTCCCCGCCCGCCCCGCCACTGTGCCGATCTTGTGGACTACCTCCGTAAGCAGCTCGACCTCGCCGCCGCGCCGTCCTGCGCCTGCCCCGACCTCGACGTCACCAGCCCCGACGACCTGCGTCGCGGCGAGCGCGCGTTCGTCAAGGGCTACGCCGACGGCTGCCCGATCCACGGCCTCGACGGCACCGAGCCGATGTACCGAAGGGCCATCTCATGACCTCCTCCGTCTGCCTCGCCGCCCAAGTCGACCACCCACCCCGCCACTGCGCCGGCGCAGACCTCGACGGGCCGCTACCCCTCTGCCGCCCCTGCCTCGACCACGCCACGCAGGCCGTGCCGCTGCTGGTGCACGACTACCGCGACCTCGAACAGATCATCCCCAAACCCATGTCCCAATGGTCCGACGGCCAGCCCCGCGGCTCCGGCGAACCCCCCATCCCCATGCAACTGCACGTCGAAGCACTCCAGGCCGAAATTTGGTGGCTCACCACCTGCTGGGCCGAAGTGTTGACCGACGTCCACCACCTCGCCGACCCGCCCCGCCACGTCCGGCGCGGTTTCGACGTCCAATGGGCCGTCCAACTCCTCACCCCACGCATCGAAGTCCTGGCCCGCGTCCCTGCGGTGCCGATGCTGTTCTATCCCCACACCGCCGACACCCTGTCTGCCGTGACCGGAGGGCAGGGCCTGCTCGACCTCGCCTCGGCGCACGACCGGGCACGGCCCATGTTGGGCCTGACCGAACCGACCTACGTCCTACCGGGCCGTTGTCAGGCCAAGGGCTGCGGGGCGGCCGAACTGCGGGTGGCGGACGGGTCGGACACGGTGTGGTGCGACCGGTGCCGGGCAGTGATGAGCCGGGATGACTACGACCGGTTGGGCAACGTGTTCCTACGAGAGGCAGCAGCATGATTCCCATGACCCCTTGGCCCTGGCCTGCAGAACGCGATTGCGGGCCGTACATCTGCGGCCTGGAACCGCAGTACGCAGACCCATGCCGGCGGTGCCCTGCCCTGCCCGCGCCCGGAGGCAGCATCATGACCCAGAACCAGGAAGAGCGGATCGACGAACCGATCTGCAAACTGTGCGGCCACCACGCCGACAACCACCTGTTCCGCATCGAAGCCCGAGGCGGTCCGATGTGCAAGAAGTGCCCGGACCGAACATGCCAGGACCTGGCCACCTGGCTGCGGGCCCAGGGCGACGAGGACGAGCGGGGTGAAGCCGTGATTCCCGACCTGCAACTAGACCTCGCCAGCGCCATCGCCCGCATCGAGCAGATCGTCGCCCTGGACGACGACGATGCCCTCCGCGCACTGCTCATTGCACGCCTGCGGTACGACGCCGTACGTCTTCGCCGCCACCTCACCCCGGAGTGGACAGCCAAACTCGAGGAGGCAGCAGCATGACCCCGGAATCAGGACAGCAGGTCGGCGAGGTCATCGCGCACGGCACTTACCGGCAGTGCCCGACGTGCCGGGTCGCAGCGCCGATCATCGGTGGGCTACCGGCTGACGGGTCGCTCACCGTCAGCCGAGGCCGATTCGAGGAAGGCGGACGGATCCATCCGCTGACGTTCACACCGCACCACGCCAACTGTCCGGAGGCAGCATGAGCAGCATCACCGACATGGTCATCTTCATGGGCCTCTACGAGTCGGAGGCCATGACCCGACTCAACGCCTGGTGCGCCTTCAACGACTCGGGCGTGCAGCAGTTCGAGCCGCTCGACACCGACGCGGCCGGCGGCCGGAAAGTGTTCACGGCATCCGTCTGGGCTATGGCCGGCAACTACTTCGACTGGGAGCGGCTGGCCGAAGCCCTGCCCACATTCGGCTGGAACTGGCCTAACGAGGTGGTGCTGATCGTCGACGATGAGCACGGCAACGCAGTTCAGGTCTTCCGGGCCAGCCAGGCCGGCGAGGTTCTGGGTTACGAGTACTGCAACCCTGCCACCGGTGAGCGGCTTCTGCTCGACCCGCGTGAAGTGAACGTGGTGCGGCATGGCTGACCCCATCATCCCGCCGCCTGTGAGGAACCCGCCGCCGATGCCGCCGATGCCCAACGGTGGTGGAGCCGCACCGGACCTGACCGCCGGCCGGTGGCTGGAGCTGGTTCCAGTGGAGGTGTTCGGGCTCATCTGTGAGGAGCACGAACTTCCCCAACCAGTCGGCTGGGGACTCTGTGACGCCGTCCAGGCCTGGTCGGACTGCAATCGGGCCGACGGCCGGATCTACCGGGTCGAAGATTTCGACGGGCACCGTGTGCCGGGTGAGACGGTAAAGGTTTGGGTGCCCGACGCGGACCTGCCGTTTTTCGAGCGCCAATGGGGTGACGGCTACTCGACCGATCCGGACGTGGTGGACATGATTCCGCCGACAGCAGTCCGTGAGCCGCTACCCAAACCGGATCTCGCCGCCTTGATGCGCGATCTGACCCAGATGTACGGCGCCATTCAAATGTCGCCGCGCAGCGAGGGTATGTGGCGTTGGGTCCTGTCGCCGGCCGCTATCGGCCTGCTGCGCGGCTACGCCGAGACGCTGGGCTTCGTCACCAGGGCGTACGACAAGGAGTCGGTCTTCGGTCTCCCGATCCGCGTCGACGAGCACGCCACACACCCGATGCTGGAGCTACGCCGTGACTGACAATGACCGGCGGCCCGACCGCCTCGTCGAGACCATCAACGGCGAGCAGTGGTTCGTTTTCCAGCGCGAGCGCTTCGAAGTCGAGCGCCGTGGGCGTCTCCGCTGGCAGGTCATCTCGCATCATCGTGCCCTCGACGAAGAGAAACCCACCGACGTCGGCCGCCCTTTCCGGCTCCGTAGGTCCGCAAGGCGCCGCGCCGCAACGCTGGACCGCTCACCCGGCTACTACCCGATCGCCGGGCCCATCGACTGGGCCGCTGCCCAGCGGATGGGCAGGCCACGATGAACGACAACCAGCCCGAGCTGACCGTTCACAAGCTCGCCCACTACGTCCCGGTTCAACTGCTCGGCCTCGACGAGCAGGGCCGCCAGCAGTACGTCTGCCCCAGTGCTGGGTGCGGCGAAACGGCCTACTTCGACGCCGAGGGCCACTGCCCCACCGACGAGGCCCTGCAAGCCTTCCTCACCAAGGCGATGGACGACCTGGCACCGAGGCTCGGGGGCTACCTCGGGGAGTGGTCGTGACTGACCTGATCACTTGGTTGCGGGCCCAACTGGACTGGGCTGAGACCGACGCCAGCGAAGACCACACCATCGGCTGCAAGGTGCGCGACCTTCCGCCGGGCGTGGACGACTACCCCGATGAGGGGATCGACTCCACCAACCCAGACGCATGTGACTGTCCGGTTCGGCCACGGCTGCTCGACGTCAAGGCCAAGCGCGCCATCCTCGACGAATACGAGGCCATGGCGACCTGGAGGAGTGGCGGCCGTGATTGAGCCAACGTCGCAGCAGTGCACAGACAACGCCCCGATCCAACTCGACGACGGCCAAACCGGCTACGCCTGCTGGTATCCGCAGATGGGCGGCTACGTCTCCCACTGCATCGTCGTCGGTGCCGGCGGGGGGGAATGTTTCGAGGCCTATGTCTGGCACGACGGAGATTTTCCGTTTTCCGACGACGATGTGAGCCCGCGCGAATTGCATCACTGTGACGCTGGCCAGTTCATCAGGTTCGGCGAATGGGTGCAGTCTTTGGGGGACCGGTGACCGATCATCCGATCCTGCCCGTAGCGCCTGCCCGCTACCGTGCCAGCCATGGACGTCCCTTGGCATCTGCTCGGCCTGCTCGGATTCGTTGGGGCGTCGGCGTGGTTTCTGATCTGGTTGGTGCGGGGCAAACGCCGGGCGTAGCTCCGGCTCCTCGATGCATCTGCCCCGCAGTGGACCTGTCGTCCTACGACGGTGCGCCCGATCCTCCGGTCATGCGCGGCTACGACCCTGATTGCCCGATCCACGGCGTGGACGGAACCCGACCGGACAGGCTCGCCTACCCTTCGCCCCGCTGGCCAGCCTCATGATCGACCCAACCAGTGGCATGCCCGACCTGGCTGAGACGAACCGGACGGAGACCACAATCCGCCAGTTCGACGTCGACGGTGTGGTGGTTGCCGAGACCGGTGGGGATGTACCTGTGACCGGCCTTGATCCCCTGACGGGACAGGTCATCGCCAATACACTCAAGATCCGTAAGTCCCGAAATCTGACTCAGGAGGATCTCGCCGCAGCCATGAGAGGCCGTGGAGTCCTTTGGGTTCGCACGATCGTGGCGAACCTGGAGTCCGGCCGACGCGGCCATCTCACTGTGGCCGAGCTCGCCGCACTGGGCGACGTGTTCGGAATGGATCCCTGGGCGCTCACCCAGCCGTTGCCGCCATGCGAGACCTGTCACGGCAACCCACCTGTCGGGTTCTCCTGCCGCACCTGTGGGACGGGCGCATGACCGACCCGTGGCCGTGGCCCGAGGACCTGCCCGTCGACCGGGCCCGCCGCGTCGCCAACTCGCTGCTCGGCCTGATCCCCACCCACGAACGGCACATCGCCATCCGCAAAGCCCGGGCCGTGGGCGAAACGTGGCTGGGTGCCGAACTGCTCCGCTTCGACACCACCGACGTCATCACCACCGCCGAGGCTGCCGAACTTGTGCACGTCGGCGCGTCGACCATCCGCAAATGGCACAGCGATGGCCACCTGCCAAACCACCTGGGCAGGCAGGGCCGCTATGTGGTCGCCTTGGTGTTGGATTGTGCTGCGGCCCGCCGCCGGGTCGGGTCGGCTTGACCTTCGTAACGGCCGGTGCGATCATGCGGCGAGAGGAGTCGGCCCAATCCGGGTGCGGCTTCCGTTTCTCCGTTTTCAGGGAGTGATCATGACTGAGCCTGACGAGTCGCCCGCGGCCGAGCCCGTGGAGGCTGCCGACGTCGACGCTGCCGAGCCTGTGGCCGTCGAGGAGTAGCACCCCTCTTGGCGGAGGTGGGCCGTGTTGGATGCCACCTCCGCCGCCTTGTGGGGGCAGGCTGCCAGCACGTTCTCTCGGTCGGCGACGGCCAGGCAGTTTTTGAGCCCCGGCGACCTGGCCGCGGAGATGGATCCGCGGTCGGTGCGTACGCCGGCGTTGGATCTGATCGATGAGGCGTTGGTGGAGTGCGCCGACGGGCTGTGTGACCGGCTGATCATCAGCATGCCACCACAAGAGGGCAAGTCGACCAAATGCACGCGAAGGTTCCCGCTCTGGCTATTGCGGCGCAAACCTGACACGCGTGTGGTGGTTGCCTCCTACGAGCACGGGGTGGCCCGGCGTTGGGGCCGGGCGGTGCGCAACGACATCGCCGAACGGCCAGATCTGGGCCTTGCTGTCCGTCAGGACACGTCCGCGGCGCATGAGTGGCAGTTGGATGGGCACGAGGGCGGCATGTTCTGTGTCGGCATCGGCGGGGCGCTCACCGGACGTCCGGTCGATGTACTTCTGATAGATGATCCGGTAAAAGGTCCGAAAGAGGCCGAATCGCTCACGTTCCGGGATACGGCGTGGGACTGGTGGGAGTCGGTCGGCTCGACCCGACTCGCCCCTGGTGCGTTCGTCGTGTTGGTCATGACTCGCTGGCACGAGGACGACCTAGCCGGTCGGCTGCTACGCGAGGAGCCGAACACGTGGCGGCTACTCAATATCCCGGCGCAGGCCGACCACCGGCCCGAGCTCGGCGAGGTCGATCCGTTGGGTCGCGAGCCGGGACAGTTCATGGAGTCGGCACGTCGGCGCACGGTGGAGCAGTGGCAGCGGATCCGCACCCAACGCGGCACCCGCACCTGGAACGCCCTGTATCAGGGTCGCCCGTCACCGGGTGAGGGTCTGGTGTTCCGCCGGGACTGGTGGCAACGCTACGAACGGCCGCAGTGGATCGAAACCGACGGCGTCTGTTCGGTGCTGTCCTTCGACGAGGTCATCCAGTCGTGGGACATGGCGTTCAAAGACACCGACGGGGCCGACTTCGTGGTCGGGCAGGTGTGGGGCCGTCGCAGCAACGACGCCTACCTGTTGGATCAGGTCCGGGGCCGGATGTCGTTTGTGGACACCTGCATGGCGGTGCGAACGTTGTCGGCCCGCTGGCCGCAGGCGCACGCGAAGCTGGTGGAGGACAAGGCGAACGGCACGGCGGTCATCAACCAGTTGCGCACGATGGTGCCTGGCCTGATCCCGGTCGAGCCTGAGGGCAGCAAGGTGGCGCGGGCGTCGGCGGTGTCGCCGTTCGTGGAGGCCGGCAATGTGTGGCTGCCCTCGCCCGAGGTGGCGCCGTGGGTGCAGGCGCTGATCGAGGAGGCGTCGAATTTTCCGCTGTCGACGCATGACGACCAGGTGGATGCGTTGTCGCAGGCGTTGAACCGGCTGCTGCTCAACGCAGTCCGCCCCCGCGTGAGGTTCATGTGAGGAGTCCATTGTGGCCAGTGCGGGACAGATCGACATGAAGTTTCAGCTGACGGCGACGGTGCTCGCCCCGGGCGACACGCTCGTGGTGGCCGTGTCGCGGCGGCTGACCGATTGGGAACGGGATCAGATGGCGGCCGACTTCCGCACAAACCTGCCCGGCGTGAAGGTGGCGCTGATCGAACAATGCTCCGGTCTGGCCACCTATCATCCCGACCCGGACGTGCCAGACCTGCCGACGCTCACGTAGGGGGGGCTGCGGTGGCCGCTCGGGTCCTGTTTGCGGGAGCGTACCGGCCGGCGGATGTGGTTGAGGCGCTGCTTCACCCGCACAACCACCCGGGTCACGCGAGCCAGAAAAGTCACGGCCGCAAGGGCAATACGGTCCCGTCCGAAGGCCCCGTTGACACGCCAATCATGCGGCCCGGAGTTGGGCACTATGAGCCGGGGCAAACCTACTTGCGGGTTCAGTCAGCAAACCGGGACTTGACTGATCTGCTAGATCCCGAGCACGTCTCCTATTCGTGGGATAGCGAGGACGTTTTCGACAGGGGTACTTCGACGGCAGAAACGCCCGAGGAGTTAGCCGAATATCTGGCGCAGACCGGGATACCTATTGGTCTGGGTGATTGGGTGATCGTTGAGGTAGCGGGTAACGATCTAGGGCCAGGACGGGACCGACACCTCAATGAGCGCCTTGTGGACGTGGATCAGATCGTGTCGGTGCGTCCCCTCGACGATGAGTTTTTCGGCATGATTGGCGACGCTTACGAACGGCTTAACGAGGGGGCCTGATGCGTTCCCTTGTTGCTTTGGCCCGTCAACGTCTGGCCCGGCCCGGTTCCAGGCATGCCCTGTTGCAGGTGGCCGGGTTCGGCTGCCTCGCGGTGGCGGCCGGCATGTGGCTGCTGCCCGTCGGCATCGCCGTCGCCGGGGTGTCGCTGCTCGTCATGTCCGGACTGCTGGAATAGCGCCGTGCACTGGTCGGGCCGGTTCGCCGACGAGGTGACAGCCTCGCGTAGCCAACTCACCCGCGCGCGGGCGCTGCTCGAGCAGGTCCCGCGTAACCACCCCGGCCACCCGGACCAGAAGTCCCACGGACGCAAGGGCGGCACGAAAGCCGACGCGCAGACCGCCGACCTGCCGCGGGTCGAAAACCCGGAAGACCGGCGGGCACAGGCCATGGGCACCAACCCCGGCTATCTCGGACCGTACACCGGCCCAGTCACCCCGAAGATCAAACGGGACGGCGGCGCCAGCTACGCCGAGAACTGCAGCCGGGTCGTCATCGCATATGAGATGCGCCGACGCGGCATCGACGTGACCGCCGGTGCAGGCTCTCCTGTCGGCGACACGATCGCCGCCTACGTGCACACGTTCCGGCAGGATGGAAAGTATCCGCTCCGGCTGGCGGAGGATCTGTCCCGCGACATGTCGGTGCGGCAGGTCGCCACCGAGGTGGAGTCCTGGCCGCACGGGGCGCGGGGCATTGTCACCATTCAGGGCCACACCCTCAGCGTCGAACGGGACACAAAAACGGGCAAGGCCGTTTTCGTCGATGCGCAGACGGCGAAGAAGAAAAGTCCAATTTTGACCCGGGCACAGTTGGAGGCCCGGATGAAGTCGCGCGGCGCCCCGACCGACAAGTGGACGGCTGTGGCCCGCGTGGACGATCTTGACCTGTCTGACCATGGCCTGCGCTATGTCGAATCGCCGAGGCTGAGCCTCGCCGACGGGCAGGTCGGGAAGACGTCGTTCCCGCAGGACCCGGACAGTCCGACGTTCTCGAGCTTTGAGCAGATAGCGGCCCTGCCCCCGGACGACAGTTACCCGTAGGGGGCTGGGATGGACTTCGACGCTGCCCGCGACGTGGTACGCCGCCGCCTCAACGACCTGTATGCCGGCGAGCGCGAACATCCGGCCGTGTTGCCGTACGGGTTTGACACCGGCGGCTCGTGGGCGCCGATGGTCGACTGGCGTGGTGTGACCGGCGTGTACGTCTATCTGGTCGACAAACAGTCGGGTGGGTTGACGCCGGTCAGCTTCCCGGAGTTTGTTGACCTGCCCGACCCGTCCCGGGCCGGGGAATGGCCCAACGCCGGGCCGGCGGCGGCTGTTGGAGTAGCCGTGCGCTGCTGGCAGGGCCGGATGGCCGACGACGTGGCCGGCACGAGAGCCATGGTGGGGCGGGCGCAGGTGCTGCTGGCGCAGACGTATCACCGTGATGCCGATGGCCAGTTCGCCTCGGGCAACGGCGGCGGGGCCGCCGACGGTTCGGACGGTGAAGGGGAAGGCGGCTCGCTCGATGAGGGCGAGGGTGAATACGGATACGGCACGGCACCCGATGGTTCTTCCTATTCGGAGTTTGACGTTGACGAGGCCGGCAATCCCCGATTCTCCAGTGAGTACCGGGCGAAGTACGGCCCGATCAACAGCGATAGTGCCATCGGGGCCGGGCTGACATTCGTGGCCCCCGAGAAGGGCAAGTTGCACATCGCAGATGATGCGCTGGGCGCCAAACAGCGTCAGGTAGTGCAGGAGTTCACGAACGCCGAGGCCCGCGATCTGGCCGATGGCATCTACTCCGTCTACTCCGGAGAGTCGGCTTCGGTGGCCACGAAGTCGGGCGTGAAGGTGGCCCCTGCTGGCCCCCACCCAACGCAAGACGGGGTCAATGTCACGTGGAGCAACGGACGCCGGAGCACCTTTGACGGTGAGGCCGGAAACGACGAGGCCTTCGAGCTTCAGGAGTCGCTGCTGAATGCAAGCGGGACTTAGGGGGGCTGATGCGTTCCCTGCTCGCCCCCCTGTTCAACAAGGCCCCTGCCTATGTCGGCGCCCAGGCCGGTACTGGCCTGTTCTCCCGGCTGATGGGCCGCAACGACGCCGCCGCCCAGATGGCCGCCATGGGCAGTGTCGGCACCCTGTTCAACATCGTGTCCACCACCTCGCAGGCTGTGGCCGAGGTGCAGTGGAAGCTTTGGCGTAAAGCCAAGTCGGGCAAGACGGAGGACCGCACCGAGGTCACCTCCCACGCCGCCTTGGACATTTGGAACAAACCCAACAAGTTCATGACCGGCCAAGAACTGCGGGAGTCGGTGCAGCAGCATATCGACCTGACCGGTGAGGGTTGGTGCTACGTCGGCCGCAACGACCGGGCCCGTAGCCTTCCGCTGGAACTGTGGCCGATCCGCCCTGACCGGATCGCCCCGGTCCCGTCGGTGACCGACTTTATCCAGGGCTACATCTACACCACGCCCGACGGGCAGGCGGTGCCGTGGGAGACCGACTCGGTCCTGATGCTGCGCATGCCCAACCCTTTGGACCCGTACCGCGGTATGGGGCCGGTGCAGTCGATCCTCACCGAGCTCGACTCGTCGAAGTACAGCGCCGAGTGGAACCGCAACTTCTTCCTCAACAGCGCGGAGCCGGGCGGCATCATCGAAGTCCCGAACCGGTTGGACGACGGCGCCTGGCGGGAGATGGTCACCCGTTGGCGCGAACAGCACCAAGGGGTGGCCAACGCGCACCGGGTGGCGGTCATCGAGCAGGGCAAGTGGGTCAACCGGACCTTCAGCATGCGGGACATGCAGTTTGTGCAGTTGCGGACGGTGGCGAAGGAAACCATCCGGGAGGCGTTCGGGTTCCCCAAGTTCGCCGCCGGCGAGGTTGAAGACGTCAACAGGGCATCAGCGGACGCGTCGGCGGTGTGGTTCGCGAAGCGGCTGACCGTGCCACGGCTGCAACGGTGGAAGGGCATGGCCAACAACGATTTTCTGCCCCTGTTCGGCGGGGATCCCAATCTCGAGTTCGACTTCGAGTCTCCCGTCAGCGAGGACGAGGAGGCCGAGAACGCCGAACGCGGCAGCAAGGCGACCGCGGCGAAGACGTACATTGACGCCGGGTTCACCGCCGAGTCGGTGGTGGAAGCCCTGGACCTGCCCGACGCGTTGGTGTGGGAGAAGCCCGAACCGCCCGCCCCGCCGCCCCCCCCGCCGGGTGCTCCGGCCGGTCCGGCTGTGCCTGGCGAAGACCAGCCGCCCGACGTTCCGGCCAAGGTTCCGGCCGCCGACGATGCGGTGGCCAACCTGACCCGTGCGGTGCTGATGTTGGCGGAGGAGCGGGCCGGGCACCGCGATGATGACCGGTCGCCTGGTGGCCGCACGTTTCGCGACTACTGGGGCTGACAACCGCAGCTACAAGCGTGACAAGGACGGCAAGTTTTCGTCAGGCGGCAGTTTCGAAAGCCGGGTCGCCGGCGCCGCCGCCGGAGAAGGGGCTCTGCGTGCGGCTCCGTTGAATCGGGATACCGAGGATCATCTGACCGGCGACTTCCCCGGGTTTGATGACTTTGAAGGTACGGGAGTGCCCGGCCATGTCATCGGCAACAACATCGCGCACTACGGCGACAACGGCCACGCCAGCGTGAACGGCGTGCTTCGGAGCGGTGGCGATCCAATGCACCCTCCTGAGTCGCTACCTGGTGTGCTTCACTACTCCGCAAAGTCTGTCACGGATCAGGTGACCAGCCTTGACGCAGCTATGTCACGGTCGCAGCTAACCGCAGACGTCGTTGTCCACCGTGGCGTTGGTGACCCCGCCAAAGTCTTCGGCGCCACATCCGACCTGACGGGCCTTCGGTTCCGCGATCACGGGTATGCATCAACGACGACCTCCGGCGCGGCCAGCGGTGAATTCACTGGGAACCGAACGGGCGTCCAGATGAGGATCCTTGTGCCGAAGGGTACTGGGGCAATCAGCTCTTTTGGCCTTGACCGAACTGAGTTATTGCTTGACCGCGATCTGAGTTTCGTTGTACACCGCGACTATGACGTGGGCGGGATTCGTACCTTGGATGTCGAGGTCGTTCCGTGACTTTCGCTGATCGGCTTATCGACGCGGGAGACTTTCCCGTTGAGATACTTGCCAAGTCCGTTGACGACGGCGGCGATGTCCACCACCTGGAGAACCGCACCCACGGCCTGCCGACGAACCTCGCCCCCACCGACATCGACCTGTCGAAGGTGCAACGGGACTGGGAACGCCAGTTGGACCAGCTGCTCAAGCAGTGGTTCACCGTCACCGAACACCAACGCGACCAGATTTTGGACAAGGTCCGGGCCGCCATCAACAACAACGACCTGGCCGCCCTGGCCGCGCTCAACGTGTCGTCGGCCGAGCAGGCCAACATCCTCACCGCCGCTATGACGCAGATGGCACTGAATGCTGCGCAGCACGTCGTGGACGAGGCCGCGCGGCAGGGTGTGCGCACCGACCCGGTGGCCACCGACACGCACCGGTTTGCCACTACGGCGGTTGCGTTGGCCGCATTGTTGACGGCGGCGCTGACGAATTCGGCTGGCCGGGAGGCGCTGCGTCGTTGGTCGCCGAGCACCAGCGGCGACGACGTGACCCGTGCGGTGGAGGGGCATCTCGCGTCGCTGTCGACGTCGTTTGTGGAAGCGCATCTTGGTGGGGCGTTGACGGCGGCGCAGAACACGGGCCGGTTGGAGACGATGCTCGCGGCGCCGACGGCAGCAATATATTCGTCAGAAATGATGGATAAACGGACATGTAACCCATGCCGGGTCGTTAACGGCAAGTGGATCGGCAACTCAGATGACCCGGACATCGTCGCGAAGATCGAAGCCGTCTACCCGAACGGCGGCTACGTGAACTGCGAGGGCGGGGTGCGCTGCCGTGGCACAACCGTCTATGTCTGGCGCCCCGAGCAGGTCCCTGCAGCAGGCGCCTAGCTTCTTCGGCCTGGTCGCCACCGCCCGGGCACGGCTGGACATCCTGGACCGTCAGTACAAGCGCGACAAGGACGGGCGTTTCGGGTCCGGCGGCGGCATGCACCCGGCCATCGCCGCCTGCTCGACCACCAGCGAAGTCGAAGCTGTCCTGTCGACCGAGCTGTACGACGTCACCGGCCGGCACGTCACCGTCCACCTGACCGGCCTCGGCGTCGAGGTGGCACGGGTACACGCCGAAGGCGTCCTGCGGGCCATGAAACAGTTCCCCGACACCGACCTGCAAACCATCAGCACGTTCGGCCCGGGCGGCCAACACAGCAGCGATGTCGTCGCCGGCACAGACCACAGCGGTTCCTACGCCGTCACCACGCACCGGCCCGGCACCCGTGGTTCCGACATCTACTTCAACACCCGCTACGGCGACATCGACACGTTGACCGACATGGTGCGTCAGAACGACGCCGTCGGTTGGCTGTCCGGACAGTCGGGCGACCTGTCCCGGATGGCCTCGCATGAAGTCGGGCACGCCTGGGGCAACACACTCAAGCCCGGCGCCGCCCGACAGGCCGTCGGAGAACTGGCCATTGACCGGGGCCTCGTCGATGCGGTCGTGGTGCGAGAAGTGTCCGGCTACGCCAGGAAAGACCTCGGGGAACTGATCGCCGAGTCGTTCAGTGACGTCGTGTCCCGCGGCGACGGCGCGTCGCAGCTCAGCAAGGATGTTGTCGACACCGTCGGCAGCCAGTTCGAGGCCGGCCTGCAGTACCCGAACAACCAGTCCCGCTTCTTCCACCTGTTGGCGGCGGCCCGGAACCGCACCTACAAGCGGGACGCCGACGGACGGTTCGGGTCCGGTGACGGCGGGCCGCGCGGCATCCGTGACACGTTCGCGCAGGCCAAGACGATCACTTCGCTGGAGTTGGCCGCCGAGGGCGAGCTCGGCTCGATCCTGGGCCAGCGCGTCGCGGTGAAGCTCGCAGGTCTGGAGATGGACGCGGCCCGGGCGCACGTGGAAGGCATCGCCCGGTCGGCCGAGCTGTACCCGGGCACCGATCTGATCAGCGTCACTTCGTACGGGCCGCGCGGCCAGGTGTCGGACATTCCCGGGCAGCAGCCCGGCGTGCACGACAAGGTCTGGGGTGTCACCTCCTCGGTGGCTGGCCGGCCCGGGGCGGACATCTACCTGAACACGCGCATCGACGCGCCGAAGATGCGGCGGGTCACCACCAAGGCGGTCGCCGAGGGTGTGGTGGACGGCGACATGTCCGACATCACGTGGACCGGGTCGCACGAGATGGGCCACGCTGCGGCGTCGATGATGCGCCGCGGCGACCCGCAGCAAGGTGCGGTCAGGATCGCCACCGAGACGGCTGGCGGTAGCGTCGAGCACGTCTACAACGAGCTGCGCACGACGGTTTCGCGGTATGCGCTTACTCCCGGCGGCGATGAACTGATCGGGGAGGCTACCGCCCAGGTGGCATCATTGGGTTCGGCGGCGTCGCCGATATCGAAGGCTGTCGTCAAGGGCATGCAGGACAACTGGGACGAGTGGAGCATCTGATGGTCAGCCGCCCGATACCGCAGTGCCTGACCTGCGCCCACTGGCAGTCGCCGTTGGGCCGCACCGACGAGGATGCCCGTGGTGAGAAGCCGATCCAGGTGTGCAAGGCGTTCCCGTTGCCGGCCGGTATCCCCGACGACATTTGGTGGAACCGCGTCGATCACCGCACCCCGCATGCCGGCGATCAGGGCATCGTGTGGGAGGCCGACGACGACGTGCGCAACGGCGGCAAGATGAAGTTTCCCGACTGGGCCATGAACACCGCCACCTGACCTAGCCCACCCGATTCACCTGCAGCCCGGATGACCTCCGGGCTGTTTGGCATGCCCGAACGGAGGCGCGCCCATGCAGTTCTGGGCGCCGACCTTCGCCCTTCCGGGCTTGGCGTGCTTGGAGCCATCAGGCAAGTACCCCAAGGACCGACCGGTTCCATGTCGACCACGATCACGCCTGCTGCCCTGGATCCCGAAGCTGTGGAAGGTGCACGCGGGGCCTGCTCTGCCACGCCTGTAACACCGCGCTCGGCAACTTCAAGGACAGCCCCGAGATCCTACGGGCCGCGCTTCGCTACCTGTCGAGCAATGGAGTGTGGGGTGACAACGATGAGTAGGGATCCAGCCCAGGCCCATACCTGGTACCGCATTGAGAACAAGGCGGACACCCGGTCAGCGGCTATCTACTTGTACGACGAGGTTGGTTCCTGGGGAATCGCCGCAAGCCAATTCGTCAAAGAACTCCAAGACCTTCGTGCATCCAAAGTTGACGTCCACGTCAACTCTCCTGGGGGCGAGTGCTATGAGGGCCTCGCTATTTTTAATGCGCTCCGGAATCACAAGGCAGAGATCACCGTCTACATCGACGGCCTCGCCGCTAGCGCAGCGTCCTTCATCGCGATGGCCGGCGACCGGATCGTGGCCGAACGCAATGCGACGTTGATGATCCACAACGCACACGCCGTCGGGGTGGGCGACGCCGGCGACATGCGCAAACTGGCCGACATGCTCGACCGGATGACCGACACCATCGCCAGCATCTACAGCGACCGGGCCGGCGGCACCGTCGCCCAGTGGCGGGCCCGCATGGCCACCGAAACGTGGTTTTCGGCGGATGAGGCGCAGGCGGCCGGGCTGGTCGACGAGGTGGCCTCAACCCCGGCACCGAAGAGCATGCCCCGCAACACATGGGATCTGTCGATCTTCAACTTCGCCGGCCGGGACGCCGCCCCCGACCCGTTCGCCCCACTCGCCGAAGCAATGCCTATGCCGCCGCGCAAGAAGACGCCCGACATGCCCGCGGATATGCCGATGCTCGCCGTCGGCGACCGCGTGCAGGTGGCCGGAACACCACACGAGCCCGGACAGGCCACCGGCACCGTAGCCGAGGTCGAGCACGGGCCCGCCTACGGCATCCGCTTCGACGGCGGCGGAGACCCGGGCGGCGACGTGCACCGCTGGTATGTCGCCGCTGAACTGGCCCCAGCGGGCGCGGCGGCCACAAACCGCGCCGAGGCAATCCCGGTGGCCGAGGCAGTCCCGGTGGTGGTCGCGGAGGATGTCCCGCTCGTCCTCGCCGCGTTCGACCCGGCCCAGTTCCGCGACGCCGTCAACGCCGCCTCAGTGCTGCCGTTCGACCCGGCCGACTTCCGCGACGCTATGGCCAGCCTGGCCCACGACGCACCCGCCCCGCCGGCCAACACACACCGGACCGTCGACCTCGGGCCGCAACCCGAGGCGGAACCCGCGGCGGCTCCGGCCAACCCGTGGAATGTCGTTCACGACCACGTCCACGGCCTAGCCCACGAAGCCCCGGCCCCACCAACAATCCAGCCCACACCCGTCGACCTCGGGCCGCTACCGCAACCGGCCGAACCGGTACCTGAACCGCCGCCGCTGAACCCCTGGGACCAGCTGCGGGCCGCAGTCCGCATAGCCGCCAACAACGCACCCGCACCACCACAACCCAACAGCACCACCACCACCGAAAGCCCGGCCGAGGAGCCGGGCTTTTCTATGGACGCGCCAGCGTTCCGGACTGCTCTGAGGAGGGCAAAGCTGTGAGCAATAGGATCCGACTCTCCGCCGGGCAGCGCGACGCGCTGACACGACGGGGCCTCAACCCGGACGACCTGGGCCGCATCCTCAACCGCCAGGCCGCACCGCCGGTGCCGGCCGACAACGAGCTGAAGATGACCGTCCCCACCTCGGCCGCCGAGCTCGAGGCGATGCTCGGCGACGGCAAGAAGATGCAGGCCATCTTCGGCACCCCGCACTTCGGCGAGTTCATCACCAACTACGCCCGCGTCGTGCACGAGAAGGACCTGTCCATCGCCAACCAGGTGCAGGAGCAGGTCCAGCGGGTGCTGGCCGACTGGCTGCGCGAAAACCAGCCCGAGGGCATCGACCGTCTCGACCTGACTCCCCGTCAGGTGGTTGCCACCGGCGACGCCCGCAACCACGTCCACAACCCGCGGGCCATGGGTGCGGTCCTCGACAAGGACTTCACCGGCCCCACCGCCAGCGCCGACTACTTCGCCACCATCTGGCACATGCAGAACCGGACCGCCGACGTTCAGGCCAAGCTGCAGCGGGTCCGCAACGCATTCTCGTCCACCGTGCCGTCCGAGGGCGGGTTCCTGATCCCGGAGACGCTGCGCTCGGAACTGCTGCGGGTGTCGCTGGAGACGTCGATCGTGCGCCCCCGCGCGCGGGTCATCCCGATGGAGACGCTGCGGGTGCCGTTCCCGGCCATCGACTCGACCAGCAACGTGTCGTCGGTGTATGGCGGCATCGTCGGCTACTGGACGGAGGAAGGCGCGGCGCTGACCGCGTCACAGGCCGCGTTCGGCCGCATCGTGTTGGATGCGAAGAAGCTGACCGCCTACACCGAGGTCCCCAACGAGCTCATCTCCGACTCGATCGTCTCGTTCCAGGCGTTCCTGGACCAGATTTTCCCCGAGGCGTTGGGCTTCTACGAGGACGACGGTTTCATCAACGGGTCCGGTGTGGGTGAGCCGCTCGGCTGGCTCAACGCCGCCGCGGCCGTGGAGGTCACGAAGGAGTCGGGGCAGCTCGCCGACACCATCGTGTGGGAGAACATCGTCAAGGCCTACGCCCGGATGCTGCCGTCCTCACTCGGCCGGGCAGTGTGGGTGTGCTCGATCGACACGTTCCCGCAGCTGGCCACGATGGCCCTGTCGGTGGGTACCGGCGGGTCGGCGATCTGGCTCAACAACGGTGCGGTCGGTCCGCCCATGACGATCCTCGGCCGGCCGGTGATCTTCACCGAGAAAACCCCGGTTGTCGGCGACGCGGGCGATATCAACTTCGTCGACCTCGGCTTCTATCTGATCGGCGACCGGCAGGTCATGAGCGCGATGTCCAGCCCGCACTTCAAATTCCAGAATGACCAGACGGCCTATAGAATCATCGAGCGCGTTGATGGTAGGCCGTGGTTGCAAAGCGCAATCACGCCCAAGAATGGCGGCAGCACGCTCAGTCCTTTCGTGAAAATCGCGGCCAGGGCGTAAGAAATAGCCAACCCCGGTCGGCAATCAACCCCCGGCCGGGGCCAATTCGGAAGAGCGGCACTTAGAAACCCCGCTCGGAGAGGCAGTAAACCATGGAGGCCCTAGGCCGACTGTTCGACATCGTCCCCGTCGCGGACGCTGTGTTCATCAACGTCAAGGACTGTGGCGGGATCACGTTCGTCGGGGTCCTCGCGGCCGGCGACACGTGGACCCTGCAGGAGGCCGACGCAGCGTCGGGCGGCACCGAACAGGATCTTGTCGTCATCGACCACTCCTACGTGCAGACCACCGGTGCCGGTGCTGACACGTGGACCAAGCTCACTCAGACGGCGGCCGCGACCGAGGTCACCTCGTCGGCGCAGGATGCGGTGGTCATTCACGTCGACGTGGAGGAGCTGTCGGACGGTTTCAAGTTCCTGAAGCTGACCTCGACGTCCACGGGCACGGTGACGGCGATCCTGACTGATCTGAAGGTTCAGCGGGCGGCGGCCAACCTGCCCGCCCGAGGCGTGTGACCTAACCGATCGTGTAAAGCAAGACCCCCCCCTGCGGCGAAAGACGCAGGGGGGCTTCAACAAGGGTTGAAACCCCGAAAAGGAGATCCGCATGGCATCGACCCAGGCCAGGTTTTCGGCCTTGTTTTCCCGCAGGACCCCCGGCGGGGTCTACACGATCGCCGACATCGAGCAGGCGCCCGGCGATGTGTGGTTCGTGGACGGCGCCACCGGCTCTGACGCGGCCGGCTACGGCCGCACTCCCGACGCACCGTTCGACACCCTGTCGTACGCGTTCAGCTCGGACAGTGTGACCTCTGGCGATGTGGTGTATCTGATGCCCGGCCACACCGAGACCATCGGCGCAGCGGGCAGCATCGCCATGGACATTGCTGGTGTGCGGGTTGTGGGACTCGGTAAGGGCTCGTCCCGGCCGACGTTCACGTGGTCGGCGACCGGGTCGACGTGGACGATCGCGGGCGCGAACTGCACGGTCGACAACGTCCTGTGCACCACGACTGGCGTCATCAACGTCACCGCCGGGATTCTGGTCACCGGCGCGGATGTGTCGATCCTCAACGTGGAGGGCCGTGATGGTGCGGCTGATTCGCAGTTCATCGACTTCCTTGGCTTCGGCACCGGCGCGGCCCGCGGTCTGGTGAAGGCGTTCCGGTTCCTCGGGCATGCCACCGGTGACGCGAACGCGTCGGCGTGCCAGGTGACCGCGGTGGTGGACCAGTTCCGGGTGGAGGACTTCTGGGCGATCGGCCTGTTCGCGGCGGCCGGTTTGGAGACCACGGCCGCCAACACGAACATGCTCGCCAAAGGCGTTTACGTGGAGCAGTTGCATGCCACGACAGACGCCGGGGTGACCCTGAACGCGTCAACGACCGGCCTGATGATCGACTGCTATGTCAAGTCGGCGACGAACGACGCCGCCGGCTACACCGCCGCACTCGTCGGCGCCGCGGTGGGCTGGTACAACCCGCGCGTCGTCAACCTGGCAGGCGAGCAGGGTGGTCTCACCAGCACCACCTGGGGCGTTGCATCGGCTGCGGCATGAGCGCGATCATTCAGGGCGACGAGCTTCGTACCCTTCTCCTCGGCCGCACCGCGTCCAAGTCGATCACCCTCGCGGGTGCGGCGACACATCAGGTGTTCACCGTGACCGTCGGCGACGTGCTGATCACAGCACTGTGGGGCAAGTGCACCACCACCATGGCCGGGACCAACACGGTCCAACTCCAGATGGACCCAACCACAGGCGACACCACCACCTGGACGCAGGCCGACGACCTCGGCTCGACCAACACCGAAGCCGGAACGCTGCTGATGTTCCAGATCGACGTCGACGACACGGTGAACACGCCGCATGTTGTCAAGGGCGCCGGCAACGTCCTGGCGGGTGTGGCGGCGCCGATCGGTGACGTTGAGTGCGTTGTCACCGGTGCCGGCGCTGACGGTGTCATCGCCTGGTACTGCACGTGGATCCCGCTGTCCGACGGTGCGGTATTGACGGCGGCGGCGTAGCCGTGGCCACGATGGCTGAGGTTCTGCGCGCGCGGGGAAAGCTCGGCCCCTACGGACCCCCGCCAGCACCGGAGCTCGACGATGACGTTCCGGTGGTGGTGGGGGATGTGGACCGGGCGGCGGTGCGGGAGTGGGCCGCCACCATCGGGGTTGAGGTGGCCTCCCGTGGCCCGATACCGGCAGCGGTGCTGGAGCAGTACCGCAACCAGACTCCAGGCGCGGCGACGTAGGACCGAGGGGGCGCCAGCTTGTCCTGGTTGTTTCCCAACGCCGACACGTACGCCGAGGTCGGCGCTGTGGGGGCGTTGCCGCAGAACGGCGACCCAATCTCCGTGTGGTGGATGATCCGGCCGAGCATAGCGACCGACTTTGGCACCTACGTCGGGCTGGAGGCGGGCGCGAACCGGATCGGTCTGCTCGCCGTCGTCAGCAAGTACTTCACCGTCAACGACGGCACCGGCGGGCCTGTGCCGGTGGTCGACGAATGGCAGGTCATCGGCTACGACGACCAAGGCGGCGGCACGGTCCGCTGGCACCATTGCACCGACCCGACCGGCACCACCTGGGCGCATTCGGACGGCACGGCCGGCGGTGACCGGGCCGGTGTCGTCGACGTGCTGAGGCTGGGCATCGGCCCGGACGGGTTCCGCATGCGGGGTCACATCGCCGCGGGTTGTGCGGCTGCCGGACGGCTCGGCGACGCCGGGTTTGAGGCCCTCGGTGTGACGTCGATGGCCGCATGGGTGGCTGCCGCGGACTTGGCCTGGCAGTTCAACGTGGCCGTCGGTTCCACGGCACTCACGGACCTGACCGGCGGCGGCGCCAACCAGACGTCGCTGACCGGCACACCGACGCTGGACACAGGCCAGGAACCGCCGGGCTGGACGTACTACCCAACCACCACACCAGGAAGGCGTCGGCGAGTGACCACCTATGTCCGCGGCACGCAGGGCCGGCTGAACGACATCATGACCACGCTGGGCACGACCACGCCGTCACTGTGGCCGTGCTGGGAGCCGACCGGTGTGCTGGTGACCGGCATTTCGGTTGGTGACCTGATCCCGTCCGAGACGGCCGGTGCGGCCGAGGCGCTGGAGGACGACTTCGCGCCCGAACTCCTGCCGTGCGGCCTGTACAGCTACCACTTCCACCCGACCGGGGACCATCATTTCGCCGGCATCGACCACGCCAACTTCACGTTCGGAAACGGCACCGTCGACACGCCGTTCTCCGTCGGGGCATGGATCCGACCCAACGCCATCGTCTCCAACACGATCGTCGCCAAATATTCGGCGACGGTGCGGGAGTGGCGGTTCTGGATCGACGCCGACGGCAAACTGGACCTCGAACTGTACGACGAGTCGGCCGACACGACCGAGATCGCCGCCTCGACCGCGGCGCTGACGGCCGGGCAGTGGCAGTGGGTGGTCGCCACCTACGACGGTGGGGAAACGGCACCGGTGGTGAACCTGTATGTAAACGCCAGCCTCGCCAACGACGGCACCACCGCGGAGACGGGTCTCTATGTGGCGATGGAGGACACGGCCACACCGTTGACGGTCGGCTGTTCGGGTGTGACGGCCACGCCGGTCAACGAGTTCCACGGCCGGATCGCGTTGCCGTTCATCACCGGAAAGGCGTTGTCGGCGGCCGAGGTGACCACCTTGTACGGGTACATGGCGCCGATGGTGGGACTGGTCTGAGACTGCGGGCACGGAAGGCGGTGGGCGGCCATTTCCTGGTATCAGTATTTCGACATCATCCGAGAGTCCGCCGACGACCTTCGAGCCGAGCGGACCAGACGGCCCGAGGCCTGCCCTCAGGATGGGGAGCCTTTGACGGCTGGACCGGACGGCACCCTATTTTGCCGGTTCGACGGCTGGGTCTGGGATGGGGTCAACCGGTAACTGTTGTGGTTCGGCTGCTGCGCGCTGCGGCCCGCGATGAACGCGGCACAGATCTTCCCCCGACCATCGCGTACCGCGCGGACACTGCTCCCCGCTGGGGCGGACAACGCCTGAACAACGCTTCCTCATTGGGAGAACTCCTTAGGCCGCGTTGCTGCGGCGGAAGATGAGCATGCGCAGCGCGGCCCGCGCGATGGTGCCTTGTAGGACGCGGTCGTCGAGCCATCCGAGGATGGCCGGGTCTGGGCGGAACCATTCGCTGCCGATGATGCGGTGCCGCGCCCACATGCGGTGGTGCTCGCGCTCATCCTCGACGGTGCCGGGCAGTGACCAGAGCATGGTTAGTTTGAGCTCGCCGCCTCGGCGGCGCGGTGAGGCGCTGTAGCCGATTTTGATGTTGTTGCCGTCGGTGCCGTAGTAGATGAAGCCGGTCGCGGTGGTCGGGCCGGTCGGCGGGAACAGGGCGAGTTGGGTCGGGGTCACTTATCCTCCTGCTGCGGAGCGTGGTTGTAGATGCGCGCGCCGAGGGCATCTGCGCGTGCGGCGAAGGCTTCCATTGCACCCTCGAGGTATTCGGTTGAGAACCGGGTATGGGCCGCCGGGGTTCGGTCTTCCGCCCCGCCAGCCGAAACCCCATAGGTGGTTGACATCACCGTCTCGATGAGGCCAGGCATGGCTGCCAGGAACTCACTGACCAACGTGTGCGTCACCTGCTGCACCTGCTTCATGAGGCGCCAATCCTCAGCGCTGGCACCGAACGATCGTGCCTCGATCTGGTCGGCGAGCATGAGCCGGATGGTCTCCGAGCGCGTCCGGCGCTCCTGCGCCGCGATCCGGTCGATTGCCTCAATTTGATGCTCACTGAGGCGAATCCCGATCTTCTCTCTTTCGACCATGGGCGCACTGTACCCCAAATTGGGGACGCTGGGCCACAGGCGACCACAGAGGTAGGGGGGGATGATGGCCACCCCCGTGTTCTACGCGACCCGCGAAGATGTCAAACGGGCGTTGGACTCCAAGCACACCGCGCGTGACAGCGCCCAGGTTGACCGCGCGCTCGAGGCGGCCACCAAGGCCATCGAAAGTCTCTGCCATCGGCGGTTCTATCCGTGGACCGGCACCCGGTACGCGGACTGGCCCAACTGGCAGTACGCTCGCCCGTGGCGGCTGTGGCTCGACGCCAACGAGCTCATCTCACTGACCACATTGGTGGCCGGCGGCACCACCATCGCAGCCGCCGACTACTTCCTGCGCCGCGGCGACGACATCGACGAACCCCCGTACACGTACATCGAAATCGACCTCGCGTCGTCGTCGGCGTTCGCGTCCGGCTCGACGCATCAGCGGCAGATCGTCATGACGGGCGTGTTCGGCCACTCCGCCGACGAAGCCCCCGCCGGGGTGCTCGCTGAGGCGTTGGACGCATCCGAGACCGGCGTCGACGTCACCGACTCGTCCGCCATCGGCGTCGGCAGCATCATCAAAGTCGAGTCCGAGCGGATGATCGTCACCGCACGGTCCATGCTCGACACCGGCGTCAACATCGACGCCGGCGACAGCCTCACCGCAGCCGCCAACGACGTGTCCATCACCATGTCCACCACCACCAACGCACCCACCGTCGACGAAATCATCCTCATCGACTCCGAACGGATGCTCGTCGTTGACGTGGCCGGCTCGGTCCTCACCGTAAAACGCGCCTGGGACGGGTCTGTGCTCGCCACCCACGCCGCGGCTGCCGACATCTACGCCCCCCGCACGTTGACCGTCGTGCGGGGCGAGCTCGGCACCACCGCCGCCACCCACTCCACCGCGCTCACCGTGAACCGGCATGTGGTGCCCGGCCTGGTGCGGGACCTGGCCATCGCCGAAGCCATGTCCACGTTGCTGCAAGAGGGCTCTGGCTATGCGCGTACGGCCGGGTCGGGCGAAAACGAACGTGAGGTGTCCGGCCGGGGCATCAAAGGCCTACGCGACGACGCGTACTGGACGCACGGGCGCAAGGCGCGGAAGAGCGCGATCTAGATGACCAGCCCGGTCGACGTCTCCAACGCACCAGTCCGCACCCCGGCCGACTACGGCAAGCCCGGCATGCAGGGCACCGGATTCCAACCGGGCATGAACCGGCAAAACCCGGCCAGCAACCTCGGCTCACACCTCGGCGGGCTGCACCTCGAGGTCGCCATCGGCGGCCCGCTGTTCGACGGCATGGCCGCGGCAGCCATGGCCGGCATGGTCGACGAGATGCAGTACGTGGTCGCGTCGCAGGGCCTGGCCAACGTGCAGATGTTCCTGGACCGGTCCATTCAGCATCCGACGCCGTACTACGAGACACAGGTGACGGTGCAGCGCATGGCCGAGGACGTGGTGGTCCACGACCGGGGGATCGTGTATGGGCCGTGGTTGGAAACCGGAAGATCCACTACGCGCTTCCGCGGCTACCACTCGTTCCGCCGTGCCGTTGACCAGTTGCGCGGGCAGATTCCGCAACTCATCGGCCACGTCGCAGCCCGCTGGGTGGGAAGGATCAACTGAATGGACGTCCTCGCCGTCATCTCTGCGCTCGAGTCGCACGCCGCCGGGTCTGGCCAGATCGAGCGGGTCAATGCCCATGAAGTTGTCAGCCAACCCGGCAGCGGCATCTCAGCCGCGATCTGGCCCCAGCGCCTCACACCGGCCACCGGCAAGTCCGGTCTGGCGTCGACGAGCATCCGGGTCGAGTTCACCGTCCGGCTCATGTCCTCCGCCCTGCAGCAACCGCAGGACGGTATCGACCCGGCAATGATCGACGCCGCCGCCACACTGATGACCGCCTACTCGGGCGACTTCACCCTCGGCGGGCTGGTGCGCGACGTGGACCTGCTCGGCCATTCGGGCACGCCGCTGTCGTGGAACGCCGGCTACCTCAAACTCACCGACGGCGGCACGTCGCGGGTCATCGACCTGACCGTGCCACTCATCCTCAACGACCAGTTCGACCAAGCGCCGTAGGAGGTTGCCGTGAGCAAGACCGCGGGCATGGGTGACCGGCTGTACCTGGCCGGCTACGACCTCAGCGGGGATGTTGGCAGCATTTCCCGCATCGCCGGCGGCCCCCGACCCCTCGGCGTCACCGGCATCAACAAGGAAGCCCAGGAACGCTTGGGCGGCATCCGCGATGGCGGCCTCGACTTCATGTCCTTCTTCAACCCGGCCGCCGCACAGGCCCACGCCCGGCTGTCGCCGCTGCCCACCACCAACGTCCTCGGCACCTACCTGCGCGGCACCACCATCGGCAACCCGGCCGCATCGTGCGTCGCCAAGCAGGTCAACTACGACCCGAACCGCGGCAACGACGGATCCCTCACCATGGGCGTCCAGTTGGTGTCCAACGGCTTCGGTATCGAATGGGGCGACCAGCTCACCGCCGGCGCCCGCACCGACACCGGCGCGACCGCAGGCACCGCGGTCGACTTCACCGCCGGATCGTCGTTCGGACTGCAGGCCTACCTGCAGGTGACCGCCTTCTCCGGCACCGACGTGACCATCACCATCCAGGAGTCGTCCAACAACGGCGCCGACGCATACGCCGATGTTGTCGGCGGCGCATTCGCCTCAGTCACCGGTATCACGTCGGAACGGATCGCCACCGCAACCAACCTTGCGGTCGAGCGGTACCTGAAGGTCACCACCAGCACCACGGGCGGGTTCACGTCGGTCACGCTCGTCGTAATGGTCGTACGAAACGGGGCGGTGCCAACCTTCTGATGCTGAACCGAATCCAGCCTGCCGGGCCGGTGCAGGCGTACAAGACGTACGAGATCGCCTCCCCGATCACCACCCACTACCGCGACGGCACCTGCGAAGAGGCCGGCTGCCTCGCACATCGGAACGGGTGGAGCTCCACACCCGACCCCGCCAAGATTCTGCAGAAACTCCCACACCTCACCCCCGCCCAGGCCGTGGCCATGGCCGAGCAGCAGACCCACTACATCCGCAAACTGTCCGGCCGCCGGTTCACCGAACGGCTTGCCGAATCCGGGTTGGCGGAGTTCACCTTCGAGGCCGGGCAGCAGTGCTTCGAAACCCACAAGGTGCCGTTGGAGCGGCCCGAGTTTTATGTGGTGCGCTCCGGCGACTGGCGCCAGCTGGGCCGGCCGCAGATGCACAGCGGGCCGGACGCCTGGGTAAATGACTTCGCCGAACATCAAGATCAGATCGCGCGGGTCGTCAACGGATAGAATTTCCAGTCAGAGGTGCCCCGGCGGTGCGCTAACACCCCCGGGGCGTGTGAAACACCTATCTCGGAGGTGCCCACAATGGGCGAGCGTATCTGTTCCGTTAGTGAGTGCGACAGGCCGACATGGGCCCGCGGTTGGTGCGGAACTCACTACCGACGTTGGCAGCGAACTGGCGACCCGTTGGGATCAACGCCCCGGGCAACTCGTGGCAGGTGCTCGGTCGACGGCTGCGACAATGACCTAAAGGGACACGGCTGGTGCGACAAGCACTATCAACGGTGGCGCCACCACGGAGACCCCCTGACGGTCCTTCCGCTGGGCATGACCGGCAAAAAGCATTCAGCCGAGGCGCGGACCAGGATGGGTTGCCGGGGACGCGTTGGCGAGGACGCTTCGCGCTACAGGCACGGCATGTCCTGCACCCCGACCTGGTACTCGTGGGTCTCCATGATCCAACGCTGCACGAACTCGAGCATTCCCGCATGGCCCAATTACGGCGGCCGAGGCATCACGGTGTGCGAGCGGTGGCGTGAGAGCTTCGAGGCATTCCTTGCGGACATGGGCGAGAAGCCAGAAGACCTGTCGATCGACCGCATCGACAATGACGGGAACTACGAACCCGGCAACTGTCGTTGGGCAACGGCGAAGGAACAGGCCAACAATCGGCGACCACCCACCCGCAAGCGTCTCGCCGAATAGGTCGAGAGTTTCTGTCAAAACGGTTAATTAATCTAGGAGGGCAGTAGCCATTTCGAAGGCCTCAGGAATTGGCTGGACCACACTCTCAGTGGACGATTCAGCCGGCACCCTTACAGACGTGAAGAACGACGTCCCCAACCTCCAGTTCTCTACGCCCAGGGGCGTTCAGGACGTGACGGGTGTCGACAAGAGCGCGATGGAACGTCTGCTGCTGCTGGCCGACATGTCGCTGACGCTGAACTTGATCTTCAACGCGACCGGGGCGCATCTGGTGTTTCGGACGGTGCCGTCGTCGTCGGTGGCGCGCGAGTTCACGCTGACCGTGGGTGGTGTGACGTTGGGGACGACGGGGACGCCGACGTTGCTGTTCACCGACTATGCGTTGACCCGCGCGGCTGGCGGCGAGCTGACGGCCACCGCGCCTGGGGTGCTCGCGAACGGTGTTGTCCCGACTTGGTCGTAAAAGTCCGTTTCGGCCGAGAGGAGATCTGATGGGTTTCACCCCGAACCGCAAGCTGTTCAAGCTGGTCTTCGAGGGCGACCTCGACGGCCTCGAAGTAACGTGCCGGTCGTCGTCGGTGGTGGTGTACAAGCGGATCGCCTCCTACGCCAGCCGGCCCTACTCGACGCCGCCGTCTGACGATGACCTGGCCGCGCTCTCCGACCTGTACGCATCGTTCGCGGCGGTGTTGGTCGAGTGGAACCTCGAGGAGCCGGCCGGGGTGCCGGTTCCGGCCACGTTGGACGGTGTGGAGACGCAGGAGCCGGCGTTGGTGAACGCTGTTGTTGCGGCCTGGTTGGATGCGGTGGCTGAGGCGTTGGGCGGTAAGCCGGCCGATCAGTTGGTGGCCGAGCTGGAGGCGTCGCTGCCGATGGAGCCGCTCCCCGTCTGACCTCTGTTCGATGCTGCTGTTGGATTTTGAGCGTGGCGGGGGCGGTGCATGACCAGCCCGAACACTGTCACGATCGTTGTCAAGGCCACTGATCAGTCGGCGCAGGGTTTCGGCTCGGCGACGGCCGGTGCGGGCAAGTTGGCGAAGGCGGTCGACGGCGGTGCCGGGTCGGCTGGCGGGGCGTTCGAGTCGGCGGAGAAAAAGGCCCGCGGCCTGGGGTCGGTGTTGGGCAATGTGGGCACGATCGCCGGCGGGATCCTTGCGGCCGATGTGATCAGCCAGGGCGCGCAGCGGGTTATGGCCCTGTCGAAGCAGACCATCACCGCAGCCAGCTCGCTGGGTGAGTCGTTGAATGCGGTCGACAAGACGTTCGGCGCGAGCGCGAAGAACATTCACGCCTGGGCCGAGTCGAACGCGTCGAGCTTCGGCTTGTCGCAGCGTGCGTTTAACGAGGCCGCTACCCCGCTCGGGGCGATGCTCAAGAACCAGGGCCTGTCGATGGCCGAGGTTGAGGCGCAGACCATCAAGTTGACGGAACGCGCCGCGGACATGGCGTCGGTGTTCAACGTCAACGTGTCGGATGCGTTGGTGGCCATTCAGGCCGGCCTGCGGGGCGAGTCCGACCCGTTGGAGCGGTTCGGTGTTGGTCTGTCGGCGGTGGCGGTGGAGGCCCGGGCGTTGGCCGACACTGGGAAGACGTCGGCGATGGCGTTGACGCAGCAGGAGAAGGCCCTGGCCCGGCTGAACCTGATCTACGAGCAGACGGCGACGACGGCCGGCGACTTCAAGGACACGTCCGACGGGCTCGCGAATGCGCAGCGGATCGCGGCGGCCGAGATGGAAAACGCCCAGGCCAAGATCGGTACCATGTTTCTGCCGGTGATGGCAGCCGCGGCGCAGGTGTCGGGGCGCCTTGCAGAATCGATCAGCTCTGTGCCAGGTCCGCTGGCCGCAGCCGGCGCGGGTATCGCCATTCTCGGCGCGGGTCTGCTGGTGTTCGCCCCGCGGGTTATGGCAACCAAGGCCGCGCTGGACGAGATGGCGCTCAGCGAGTCGGCGGCGACGCGCGGCGCCGGCCGGCTGGCCGTGGCGGTCGGCAAGGGCGCGGCCGTGTTTGCCGGGTTGCAGATCGCGACTGCCGCGTTGGGTGCGGCCATCGGCGATGACGTGACGCCGCAGGTCGACGGACTGGCCAAGTCGCTGATCGATCTGAGCAAGCAGCAGGCCGCGTCCGGTGAGATCACCCGCCTGTTCGGCGACGACCTCGGGCAGTTGGACAAGGACTTCCACGCCCTGGGGTCGGGGGCGAAGGACAAGGCTGCGCGGGGCATCTCCGACTTCTTCAACTCGATTGCCGACTTCGACAGCCTCAGCGGCGGGTCGTTGACCAACATGCGTGCGCGCATCGAGGGTGTTGACGCCGCGTTGGCGCAGTTGGTGGGCAGGGGCCGTGGCGAGGAGGCGGCGGCCGCGTTCGAGTTCCTGGCCAAGCGCGCTGCCGCTGCCGGGATTTCTATTGACGATCTCAAGTCTGGGCTGCCGCAGTATGCGGCGGCGATGGCGGCGGCAGGCAAGTCGACGACTGGGGTTGCGGCGGCGGCCGAGGAGGCCACCAAGTCGCTCGACGAGCTCGAGAAGCAGTTCGACGAGACGTTCAAGAAGACGTTCGGGTTTGAGGAGGCGCAGGACGCCGCCGCCGACGCGGTGGCCCGGCTCAACAAGCAGATCGAGCAGCAGATCGAGGACGAGGTCGAAGGCGCCGGCACCCTGGACCGCAACACGCAGGCCGGCCGGGACAACGCCGAATCGGTCCGGGATCTGGTCCGCAAGTATGAAGAGCTGATGGTGCAGGCCCAGAAGACGGGCCAGTCCACTGACGGTCTGCGGGAACAGCTGGTCGACCAGCTTGTGGCGATGGGCTTCTCCCGCGCTGAGGCCGACCGGTACGTCAAGACCCTCATCGACCTGAAGACGGCGTTGGATCAGATCCAGTCGAAGACCGTCACGGTGCGGATGAACGTGGAGCAGAACAAGACCTGGGGTGGCGGGGCTCAGGAGTTCGCCCACGGCGGTATCCGTGGTGCTGCCGCAGCCGGCGGACCGCGCGGCAACCGCACCCTGGTCGGCGAGCACGGCCCCGAGTTGGTCGATTTGGCGCCCGGGTCGATGGTGCATTCCAACCCCGACTCGATGGCAATGCTCGCTGGCGGCGGGTCGCGCGGGTCGATGGGCTATGTGGAGATCGGGTCGGACGGGACGTGGTTCGGGGACGGCCTCATCGAATACCTTGCCGGCAAGATTCGGGCAATGGGCGGCGACCCGTCAGTCATCGGCATTCTCATTCGGCAGAACTAGAAGGGGGAGAAAGTGTCCGGAATCTACGGCGACGGATACCCGGTGCTGCTCGTCTCGGCGCACACCGCAGGGTCAGCCCTTGCCAGTTCGACGACAGCCACGTCGCTACTGCCGGGCCAGGCGAAGTTCAGCCTGCCGGCGAACTTCATCGACGTGCCCGGCAAGACGTTCCGCGTCCGGGCAACCGGCCGCGTCAGCACTCTGGTGACCACACCCGGCACACTCACACTGTCGATGCGGCTCAACTCGACGCCGATCATCGTGTCGACATCGCAGGCGATGGCGCTCAACATCGTGTCCAAGTCCTCAGTGTCCTGGGTGCTCGACCTGGACCTGATCGTCCGGTCAGTCGGGTCGAGCACCTCGGCAACCATCATGGGCATGGGCACCTGGACGTCGGAGGCTGTCATCGGGGCGGCTGTCCCCTCGGCCGGAGGATCCGGCGTGCATCAGTGGCAGGCCAGTTCGCCGGCGGCCGGGACCGGATTCGACTCGACCGCCACCAACCTGGTCGACCTGTACGGCACGTGGTCGGTCAACTCGGCGTCGAACTCGATCACGTGCGAGACCTACTGCCTGTACTCGATGAACTGAGCCCGCTTCGATGACGCCTCGGGCTCGACGCCGCCCGCACCGCCGCGGTGGGATCGTCGGCGCCGCCGACGTGCCATTGGGCGCCGTCGCCGGCGAGCAGCTCACCTTCGGTGAAAGTGTTACCCCGGCATTGCGTCAGCCGCTGGCCATCCGGGTGTGGATGGCTCCGGGCATCAATCCGGACCTGCCGGCATTGTGGGTGTGGGAGGAGATCACCGACTGGGTGATGTTCGACCCTGGACTCGACATCATCCGCGGCCAACTCAACGAGCAGGTCAGTACCCGGCCCAGCACGCTGAACATGCGTCTCAAGAACTACCTCATCCCCGAGGCTGTAGGCGTCTATGCGGTCGATGCGCCGTTCAGCGTGCGCAACCCGAACAGCCCGTGGTACGGCCGGCTCCGCAAGAACACCGCGATCCGGGTCGAGATCAACCCGGGTATCGGGTGGCGAAACCGGTTCATCGGGCTGGTACCTGACTGGCCGGCACGCAAGGACCGGTCGGGCAACTTCAAGTACATCGACCTGCAGGTGGCCGGCCGGCTGCGCGTCTACGGCCAGGGTTCATCGCCGGTCAGGTCGTATGCCACGGCAGTCCTGTCGCGTTATCAGCCGCAGGCGTCGGTGAGCTCAACCTTCTACAGTCCGGTGCTGGGGTGGTGGTCGCTTGAGGATTCGAACGGGTCCGGTGTAGCGGCGTCCAACCTCGTCGGCGTGAGCGACATGACCGAGACGGTGACAGGTGGGGTCAACTTCGCCGGCGGCACTGCGCCGCTGTGTTCGAGCGCGTCGCCCGACCTGACCCTTGGTGGGCTGCGGGGTCAGCCCCTGCTGCCGACGTCGGCCACGACGGCATGGTCGTTCACCATGCTGGTAAAGATCGCCAGCGGTGCCTCGGTTGATTCCGTGGTTGACATCTACACGACCGGGACGATAACCAAGGTGACGATCGGGATAACGCCATCTGGCGTGACGATCTATGCCACAAACAATTCGACGATAACCACATCGGTGACAACGACGACGAACTTTGCCGACGGCGAATGGTATCGCCTCTGGGTTAACGCCACGGGCGGATTCGTCAGTGTGGTCATAGGAACTGAGTCGAGCGGCGTCCCGGTGTTCATCGGCGGCGCGACCCCGGGCGACATCACCGAGTTCATCATCAATCCGACTACGGCCGTCGGCCTCGAATCCGCTAGCCAGGCCTACGTCATCGGCGGGGTGACGACGATACTGAGCAACACCATCACTGCCGCCGACGCGGGCACTTCAGCATCTGAGCGGTTCGCGTCGGTCGCGGCGTTCGAAGGCATTCCAGCCAGCGTCAGTGCACTGGGCTACTACGGCCAGTCGTCGACCGCCATGGGCCCGTACCCGATCAGGTCCAAGGTCGCCGCACTTGCCAGTCCGGTGGACTCGGATGACGGTTTCCTGGTGGAACGCCTCTCCGGTGAGGTTGGCTTCGAGGCCGACTACGACCGGAGCAACGCCGCCGTCCAGTTGACGCTGGACTACTCGCTCGGCCAACTGCAAAACCTGATCCCGGTCGACGACGATTTTCAGGCCCGCAACGATTGGACGGTCGGCCGCGAGTCCGGCGTCACGAAGAGTTTCGCAGACCGTGACGGTGTGCGCGGCATCGAGGCTATCGGGCAGTACGACGACTCGGCCACCGTGAGCTTGTACACCGATACCCAGCCGCAGTATGTGGCCGCCCATCGGGTACGTCGCGGCACCGTCGACGAAGACCGGTTCACCTCCATCGGGATAGAGCTGCACAAGGCGCAGAATGCCGCGCTCATCCCACAGATCCTCAACGTCCGGCAGGTCGCGGTCACCGCCTCCGTCACGCTCAGTGGGTTGACGTCGACGATCAGTTTGGGGGCCAGCACAATCGGGCAGCGGCGCGGCGACATCCTCGGCACCCGTGTCCAGATCCTCAGCCCGCCCCACGACGTCACGCCGGACACGATCGACCAGCTCATCCTCGGGTACCGGGAGACGATCAATCCGTTTCAGTGGTCGATCTCCCTGCAAACAATCCCGTACGCCCCATTCAGAAAGTTTGAGGTGTCTCCAGACGCCGACCCTGGCACCGACCAGGCCGAGGATGAGGTCCTCATCTACGCCGCCTCCCTCGGGCCCAACCCGGAGAACAGGGCCGACTTCCGCAACGCCTACCTGCGTGACGGGGGAGAGTTTCTCGGTTTCGTAGTGCCCGATGACGGAACCTGCACCCTGGCCGAGGGGCTCGACGAGACCGAAACCGACATCGACATCACGACCACGTCAGGACTGTGGGACACGACGTCGTACTCCTATGAGCCGAACGGCATCACCGCCCACATCCGTGACGCTAACGGCGGCATCGGCGAGCAGATCCGCATCGACGGATGCTCGGGTGCCGGCAACCCGCAGACGCTCACCGTGGTCCGCGGCGTCAACGGATATGTGACGACACATGCCGTCGGCGAAGAGATTGTGATCGACTACCCCGGCATTGTCGGGCCAACGGGATGGGGCGGCCCCTGATGGGCGTGTACACCGGGACGATCCCGCCGTTCTATGTCGGGCGGCTGCCGATCTCGAAACTGACCGAGCTATACGACTTCGCCTCGGCGGCGACCAGTGCCTGGTCCACGTGGGTCCCGACCCTGACTAACCTGACGTTGGGCAACGGCACCCAGACCGCCCGGTACCGCCAACTCGGCCAAACGGTCGACTACTACTGGTCGCTGCTCTTGGGTTCGACCAGCGCGGTGGGCACCACCCCCAGGTTCACCCTGCCGGTCGCACCGGCAAGCTTCTACGGCAGCCTCACCACCGGGTTTCCCGGCAACTTCCACCTGCTTGACGCAGGCACCGCCCACCGGCAGGGCATGGTCCAGTTTGATTCCGGCTCGACGGTGCAGCTGGCCTACTGGGACGCTACGCCGACGTTGCAGGGCATCACGTCAACGATCCCGTGGACGTGGACTACCGGTGACGCACTCACGGTGTTCGGCGGCACCTACGAGGCCGCGTAAACCGTCCACAAGGGAGGCTGGCACATGGCAACGCTGTCCCAACTGCGGGCCGAGTCCTGGTGGAACCAGGAGTACCAGCCGGCCAGCCTCGCGGCCTTTTGTGAGCGGTTGCGCGCACACTTCGGCGTCGCGGCCAACGCCCTCGGATCCAAGGGCGACGAGTTCCACCTGAGCGGCTATCACCGGTCGCGGGCGTGGATCGTCAACTCCCGTTGGTCCTCCTACGGCTGGGGGGATTACTCGGTCCAAGACGCGGCGGATCAGGGCGGCGACGAGAACTGGCTGTGCGCGGTGGACTTCACGCCCGGCGACGCCGCAACGATGATCGCAGTGTCGCAACGCCTCGCCGCGGCGGTGCAGGTGGGCCGGTGTCCGCAACTGCGGGAGTGGTACGGCAACGTCGACGGCGACCAGTGGGTCGACGGCTGGGACCTTCTCGCGGGTCGTGCGGCCACCTCCGATTCCAGTCACCTGTGGCACATTCATATGTCGTTCCTGCGCGACCGAGCCGGGGACGATCACGCCAACTTGTTTGCAATCCTGACCGGAGAAGAGGACGACATGGATCCCGTACAGGACAACATCCTGAAGGCGACCGACAACCGGCTGTGGCAGCTCATCCTGGGCAATGAGACGTACGTCGACTCGCCCGGCACGGAGGCCGAGCAGACGGTGTGGCTCGTTCAGGCCGTGAAGGACATTCAGGCCAGACTCGCGGCACCGGTGCCGGTCGTGGTTGACGCGGCGGCGGTCGCGGCCGCACTGGTGGGCGAACCGACGTTCCTGGCGGCGTTGCGGGAGACGTCGTACGAGGGCTCCCAACGCGCTGAGCGCGAGTAGTCATGGTGCCGGCCGAGCTCGCCGGCTGGATTCCGCAGACCGGCGCCACCGGAGTGCTCCTGCTCGCCGTCATCTGGGTCCTACGCGGAAAAATCATCCCGAGGGCGATGCACGACGAGGTCCGCGCCGACCGGGACGTCTACCGGGCCGCAGCCGAAACGTCGTTGAAGGCGTCAGCGGAAATGTCCAGTCACGTCGGGAGCCTCACCACCGCAGTCGGACAGTTGACGGCGGCAGTCGAGCAGCAGGCGCAGACGCAGCGGGAAACGTTGGCGTTGGTGCGCCAACTCGCGCCTGGGCAGCGTGCGGCGTGAGGTGGCCGTGGCGGCGGGCCCCGAACGGCAGAGACGCCCGGGCGGCCCGGTCGGCGGCCGAGGAACAGTTGGCGGCGGCGCAGCGGCAACGTTCAGAGGTGGACGAGACGGTCCGGGCGGCGGATGTGCTGGCCCAAAGGGTGGACCGGTTCACCCGCGAGGTCGAACGGTCGTGGCATGTGAGGCGGTCGGTGTGAGGCCGCTGCTGCAGGTGCTGGTGACGGCGTCGATTGTCTTGTCGTTGTGGTTTGTGTTGACGCTGGGTTCGCCGCGGCGTAGCGAAAACCCGTTGGTGGCGTGGCTGTTGGCGGCGTGGGCGTGGGTGACGGTCGCGTTTGAGACGCTGCTGCTGCTGTCGCTGTTCCGGGTTCATGTGCCGTTGTGGCTGGCTGCGGTGGTGTTGTTGGCGCAGGACGGCGTGTTCACGTGGCGGCTGATCCTGCTCCACCGGGCCCGGCGTGGGCCCGTCAGTTGACGATTCACCTGAGGTGAACTGACGCCATTTGACCGCCATTTGACGATGACCGGATCTGATCAGCATGAGCGGTTGATTCCATCATCGACTCACACCAGGAGTGATCCAGTGGTAGAGCCCACTTCGGCCCCGACCCAGACCCAGCACCCGGGCCGGGCCACGTTCCGCACCGTCGTCGCCGGCCTGCTCGGCCTGCTCACGTTGCTGCCGTACATCCTGGCCGGCGCCCACCTGGACGGCACCGTCCTCGGCGGGCAGGCACTGGCCGTCTCGGCTGCGGTAACGCGGATCCTGGCCATCCCGGCGGTCAACGACTGGCTGACGGACCACGCGCCGTGGCTCGCGGCCACACCGAGGCAGCCGTGATCACCAACACCGACTGCCGCACCGAGGCGGGCATCACGGTGGGCCTCGTCGACGCGATCATCACGGCCGCCCGGGTGCTCGTAGCGCGCGACCTGAGCCCGTCGGCGGTACGCGAAGCCCTGGCCGATCTGCGCCAGGACGAAGACGTGGCCGCGCTGCTCGCCGCCGAAGCAGCTGTGAGCGCGGCATGCAAGGAAGAGGTCTGGTCCTGGGACCACTTCCGGGACTCCCAGGTCGACGGGTACTGGATTCGCTGCTCGCTGACCGGCCCGCACCTTGAGCACGAGGACTCCCACACCGGCCTGACGTGGCCCGCACTGGTCACGGCATGAACCCGCTCTGGTCCTTCGCCCTGGCGACCATCGGTGTGACCGGCCTGCTCATTGCGGCCACGCGACCACGCATCGGCTGGTGGTTCAACATTGCCGCGCAGGCCGCCTGGGTTGCCTATGCCGTTGCGACCCGGCAGTGGGGTTTTCTCCTCACTGCCGTTGCCTACGCGGCCGCTTATGTGCGCCTGCTCCGCTCGGCCCGTCGAAAGCCCGTCCCCACCACCCCGAGGCAGCCGTGAAGCGGGAGGTCAAGTCTGAGATCGTCACCGTGCGCCTGACCCCGTCGGAGCGTCGCCGGCTCGACGAGATCGGCGGCGTGGCCGAGGTGCTGCGCCGCGCGCTCCAGCCGCACCGCCCCGAGGCGCCGGCGAGCACGGCCAGCGCGCGGTCGTTCGTGGTCTGGCAGGACGGCACAGTCGGCCAGAGTTGGCCTGCACTGGCGAGCGCCTGATGGGCGCCAGCACGGCCGGCTGGCGGCTGGCCCGGCCCGGTGATACGCCCGGACAGTTGGAGCCGGAGGCGGCCGTGGGCGACGGCTGAGGACTTCTTTCCGCCACGCTATCGAAGTGCTTCGACGCTGAACGCAAAAGAGGCCGCCAGCCACGGGATCGCTCCCGGGCTGGCGGCCCCATTGCGCGCGTTTCTTTGTTAAGGACAATTAAATAAGGCCGGCCGAATACTCTATGTAGAGGCTCATACTTTCGGTCAACTGTGTGCAGGCACAAAAAAAAGCCCGGCCGCCGTGAGGCAGCCGGGCTCCTTTCTTCGTCTCTCACACCTTCGGTGTATCCGCCATCAACGCCCGCCCGTTCAGTCCTTCCGAGGACGGCCCCTGCGTCTGCGGTCCGCTGAGACCACCTCGCGGCCCCAGCTTCACCCGGCGCGTCACGTCATGGAGCACCACCGGCTCTGGGTCCGACGCCTGTACCGTCACGGGTCCACCCAGCGTCTCCACCACCACCTCACTCTTCTCCACCACCGCTTCGACCTTCTCGATGAGGGAGCGCAGCTTCGCGGCCAACTCGACCAACGAAACCGACGCCACCACGATCAGACCATCTACGGTGACAGGAATGAGGTAGGGCGAACTACCAGTCTCGCCGTACCGGCCGACAACGCCGACCATGTGCCAGTAGGACACCCACGCCGCGATACCCGCAATCGTCGCCGTAGCAACGATCCGGACAACCGCCAGAAGCGGTCGCGTGATCGGGATCCGTGAGACCAGCTCAATCGTCAACAGCAGCGCCACAGGCGGCCATGCCGAGATCGTCCGGCTGATCAGGTTCGGTTCTGCATGGAGGATGTTCGCGGCCACGGAAGCTGCGATGCCGAGGAGAAGAACCATTCTCACGGCCCACCGAAGAAGCTTGAGTTCGCCGATGTTGGACATCGGCACCCCCTTTCAGGGGTCGCCCCCGCCCGTCGCGGGAGGTGTGTGCGAGCCGGCGCATCGAAGCTGCCGTCCGTGTTCTCTGGCTCGCCGTTCAGATTTGGTGTCCCCGACCGGGATCGAACCGGTCGCTGCGCCTGACGGGGGGCGCGGCACGCCTTGCGGGACAGGTGCCAGATGCGCTCTGGGCGGGCGGCGCCACGATTCCCGCGGCTGCTCCGTTCTCCTGATTCCCCGGAACCGGTAGACACCTCTCTCGGCGTGCCGTCCCCCGCCCTTACGCTGGCGGCGCGGCCACCGTTTTACCCTCCGGCGGTCCCTGGGCGTCGATTGAGGCTCGACGGCTGGGCCTTGGCCTGACGGCCACGGCAAGGCGTAAAGGCGATTCGCCTTACGCCGCCCCACCGAAGAGGTCAGGACTCAAGCTCGGCACCGCACTCCGGGCATTCCGTGTGGTGGTCGCGCATGCGCGGGTGGTCACACTCGATGTCCTCGTTGTCGTCGCCGTACTCGCTCTCGTCGGCGAATTCGAGCGTCTCGAGCTCGTCGTCCTTCACGTTGGCCACGATGGCCTCCCTTCCTGGCCTGACGGCCATGGCGGCGGCTCGGACCTTTCGGGCCGAGCCCCACCGGAGGTGTCAGGGACTGGTGTGGGTCAGAGGCCCAGTGCTTCCGCTTGGCGGTAGGCGTTCCGGATGTGCTCCGCCTGCTCGTCGGTCAGTTCCGCGTACGGCGCGATGCCGCCCGACTGAACTCCCGTTTCGACGTCGAGGTCGTTGGCGTAGCTGGTGACTACCTCCATCGCCTCGGCGTGCTTCGGGCCGCCGCCGACTCCACACAGTTCCTCTGCCAGTTCGATGACCTGCATGTGTTGCTCCTCTCGTTGTGGTGCTGGCCTGACGGCCACGGCGTGTGCTGGGCTTGCTGGTTCCAGCACCGCCGAAGGTGTCAGGACTGCTCTGCTCGTCGCCGCTTCGACTCCTCGTAGAGCGGGGTCCAAACCTTGTCCTGGACCAGTTCCCGCTGTCCCTTCGGAAGCTTGTCGACGATCTCGCCGATGAACTGAAGCGCGTCGGACAGGCCGGCGAGCCGCCCCATCGCGTAGTCCTTCTCGAACCTCTCTGCGGCGTCCACTGTGGACCACCACCTCTCCCTCCGACGTGCCGTCCCTTGTGGACGGATGAGTGAGCGGCAGGGGTTCGACGCCCTGCCGCCCTTCGATCACCGCGGGAGTGCGGTGTCGCGCTGCCCCGGGGCGGTTCCTTGCTCGGCGTCTGCGTCTCGTGCGTCCGTGTCAGCTAGTGGCGCGAGTCGCTCGGGGCTGTCCCCGGCGTTGTCCGCGCATGCCTGACCTCGTTCTCGTGATCGCTTGGCTTTCGTCACCACACGCTGGTGGCTTGGTTCCCGACGCGGTTCCTGCTGCCCTTTCGGGTCCCGGTGTCTCCGCGGTGGTCTGTGCTTCTGGAGTTTTGAGGTCTTCGTTTCTTGCTCTGTCTCTAGTATAGCAGCGCCAGCGCTGCTATCGCCACCCAGGAAGGAGGAAAGGCAGCGCTAGGGCTGTCGGGTTCCTGACAGTTACAAGGAGGAGGACCGGGCCGGATGCGCCTCGCGGTACGCCAGCACCGTGTCCCGACGCCACCACGGCGTCCGCAGGTCATAGTGACCGTCCGGCTTGAACCGCTCATTACGGGCCACCACGGCACGCCAACTAGCCGGCGCAATACCCAGCAGGGCCGCGGCCTCAGCAACAGTCAGACGGTCTTCCACACTCCAAGACTGACAGCGCTAGCGTGGCAAGTCAAGCCGATCATCCGAGGTGATCTCATGCCACCGTCTGCCACCCTGACCGGCATGACCGTGCCCATCATCCCCGGACCCAACCAGCCCGAGCCTCTGCCCCAAGCGGCCAAGCCACCCAAGGTCCGGTACACCGGAGCCGACAAACGCCCCACCGTGGCCATCCTCGTCGGGCTCATCGCGTTCTGCGGCAGCGGTCAACTACTCGCCTTCCCGGTGCCACTCCTCCTGGCCGCGTTGTGCGCTGCCCTTGCCTGGGTGCTCACACCCAAGCCGCAGCCCTGAGCGAACAACCACAGGGATCTTCACAGCCACCACCTCATCGCGTCTGCCCCGCCCGGCCACACAGGCTCAGGACGGGGCAGGTCTGCTATGTGCCCGAACCACGTCGCGTAGGTCCGGCACGGGCCGATGCCGTGGCACTCCTCGCAGGCGCCCGCGGCGTGCTCGTCGCGGACCTGGACGGCCATACGCAGCTGCTCGGGGCTCACCGGAGCACCTGGACAAGCCAGGCGACGAGCCAGTAGGTGACCGCGGCCCAGATGGCTACCACGACGGCGATACGCCTACCTATGTTGTCCAGGTTCATCGGAGCAACACCAGCAGGACCATCACGCCCAGGACGAACCCCGGGAAACTGTCCACGATCCGTTCAAACTTCACGACGGCTCCCCTCGGTGCTGAGACCTGAAGGTGCGGCGACCGGGCGCCCCTCGCCGGATGGAGCCGCGAGTTTCCCGGCCGCCGCCGAACTAGCTTCGCATACTAAGTACTATGGTCACAATGAGAGTGACAGGAATGGGGAGTATCCGCAGGCCAAGGCCGCGCCTGGCAAGGTCCAGGACTGTGCCCGCCGTGCCTCTCTACCGCCGTATCGCCGACGCCTACCGTGCGCGGATCGTGGCCGGCGTGTACGTCCCGGGTGAGCAGTTGCCTGGTCAGAAGGCCATCGCCGCAGAGTGGGACTGCTCGCTGCAGCCGGTGAAGTGGGCGCTGCGGGAACTCGAGTTGGCCGGGCTGATCGAGTCGCGGCAGGGTATCGGCGCGTTCGTCAAAACGGACGCTGGATCCGCCGACACGTAGGACGTGAGGGCGCCCGGTCGTTCGCTTTGCGCGAGCGGCCGGGCGCCTTCATGCTGTCTTACGCCGCTTCGGCGGCGGGTCTGGGCCGGATAGACGCCGGCCCAGGCTCCACCACTCGGGTGGGCTCATTCAGGTGGGGCAGCCGCCCGACCGCGGCGGTCAGGTCTTCGTCGTCGAACTCCAGGTAGATCTGGGTGGTGGCGACCGACGAGTGGCCGAGCAGGCGGGCAATCGTCGCCGTGTCGACGCCCATCCGCCGGAGTCGGGTCGCGAACGCCCCACGAAACCAGTGGATCGTCAACCTCGGCTCACCCATGCGGTCGAATGCCGTCGCGCAGGTTCGGGTCACCCAGCTTGCGGTCACGCTCTCGCCGTTGTGCGTGACGAGCGGCCCGTCCGTGCAGTCTCCGATCTCCTCCCATACGTCGTCGAGGAGCGGCACGGCCCGGCCTACCTCACCCTTGCCGAGGATCAGGACCCGCTCCTCGTTGAAGTCCTGGCGGTCGGCGCGGGCGATCTCACCGGCCCTCATGCCCGCGCCTGCGGCGAGGATGACGCATCGGCGCACCGGGTGGCCGAGTTCGGCCAGGCAGCGGCGCAACTGGTCGTCGCTCGCTACGCGCGGGAGACGTTTTTTTGGGCGTGGGCGCCTCAGTTCGGCGCTGGGGTCCCAGTCCATCCAGCCGTCTCGCACGACCTGACGGTAGAAGCCGATCATGTGGCACCAGTAGGTTTCGCGGCTCTTGGTGTTGATGCCCTCTCGGCCGAGCCAGGTTCGGAGTTCTCGTGTCGACGCCTCGTCGACGCCCTTGGGTAGTTCGCGGTCGAGGGCCAGGAGCAGTCGTTCCCGATCCCGCACCGTTGCGGCTGACGCCCCTTCAGCCCGGAGGGCTGCGAGGTGGTCGTAGATGAGTTCTGACATGCCTGGATGCAACTCCCAATCGGCAACGGCAAGTGACAACTTTTCAGTCCGTAACAGGAACGACACAGTCCGTCATCGTTGGATGATCGGCTGACCTGAATGTGGCTTAGGCGGTGATGCGGTCACGCCTGTCGATACGTCGAGGTCGGCGCTCTTCGCCTGGGCGCGTCGAGGCCCGTCGCCAGTAGGCAACCCTAAGCCGCCGCGGCTTGTCCGGGCTGGCCAGAGGTCCGCCGTGGAGTAGCCAGTCACGGTCGACTGCCAGGCCCTCGGCGATGGCTTCAGCGTCTTCGACCATCGTCCGTGAACGCATGCCGCGTTCCCAGTTGGCCCAGTTGGCGTCGTTGAGGCCGCAGCGTTCGGCTGCGGCCCGCTGGGAGAGGTGTCCTGCATGTGCCCGCGCCAGGATCAGACGGTTCGCGTACGAGTCCTCCGGGACTCGCGCCACGACCCTGCCCTCGCGCCCCTCGTCCGTGCTCTCGGTCATGAACTCATGTTTGTCAGTGGCCAACCGGTTTGTCAACGACAAGTGATCGGGTCAACGGTGAACTTTTCGCGGTAGTCAATCATGCTTGCGGGGTTGCGGTGAAAGTGCGGCAGTGACAAACTAGCGCCGTGACCCAGCAGTCGACCCTGTATCAGTTGATCGAGGCCCGCCTCGACGTCTCCCTCGCGGAGTACGTCGCGGCGGGCCTTTCTGCGCGCAAGAGCTGGCGCATCCTGGCCGCCGACATCGAGCAGGAAACCAACTGCGTCGTCTCGTGGGAGACCCTGCGCAACTGGTTCAAGGACCGGATCACGGTTGAGGTGAAGGTCGCATGAGGCCGCCGGGACGCCGTGGTGGCGGAGGCCGTAGCCCAAAGGTCCGGGGCGGCGGTGGCCGGGGCGGCGTCTCCCGCGGCGGAGGCGGATCGAAGGGTGACGGCTGCGCCGTGCTCGTCGCTGTCGGCTCCGGCCTGATGATCCTGTCCGGTGCCGCCGGCATCGCCCTCGCGGCGGTGATCCGATGACCGACCTCGACAAGCCACGCCTGCCCTCCCCGCCCCAGGCCTACCCGACTTCCCTCCCCGCCGCACAGACGGCCACCGGCGTTTCCCCCAGCGACCTCACGCCGGTGAATGGCAGCGCACCAAGCGGTCCTCTCCATGGCACCGCCGCGCAGCCAGCGTCCCCCTTCCCTGCTGGACTCGGGGAGGGTGGACGTGGTCCCTGGATCTCCGGTGACGAATACCGGCTGGTGGCGTGGCAGCCGCTCACGGACCGGCTTGGGCGGGTCAGGTCCCGGGCCGTCGCCGTGGCGATCCGTACGAGCGTCGGCTGGCATGTGCCCACCGGCCGGGAGTTGGTGACGCAGGCCCGGCAGTCCATGCCCAGCCCGCGGTTGAGCCTGCGCCGGTCGTGGGTGTCTGCCGATAGCCGGGCTGAGGCTGAGGAGCTTCTGGCGTACGTAGCGAGGCGGGCGGCATGAGCGAGATCACCGTCCGCGCGGTGGACATCTACGCGCCCGTCGGCGCTGGCGGGTCGATCGTTGTCGGCGCCGGTGAAGGCATCGTCGACGTCGCGAAGCTCGTGGCCGGCTTCACCCTCGAAGGCAGCGCCAACACGATCCCGGAACTGACGCTGCGTCTCACGCTGACCGCGAAGGTCCGGGCCGGCGCTCACGTCCAGGTCGACGCCGAGACGGCCGCCCTGCTGGTCGAGCTCGGCTGGACAGCTCCCGTGCTCGCCGCCCCCGGCTGAGCACGGGTTCCCGCAGCCACTTCCCCGGCTGCGGAAGGGGAGACGGACCCAGCCTTTCCAGGGGTGGGGGCCAGGGTCCGTCTCCCACCTAAGACCTACACCAACAAGACCTGACTGGAGATCGACGTGAAGTACGTCAAGGCCAAGGAGCTGAACCAGGGCGAGCGCTACCTCCTCGGAGGCAAATGGCGAACGGCCACCACGATCGTGCCCGGCTTCAACGTCGTCGCACTCATCGAAGAGACCGGCGACGTCAACGAGGTCAGCCCTGAGCACGAGGTGCTGACCGAACGCGACTGACCCCAATCTCTCGCGGCTTTGCCAGCCACATGTGCCGCGAGAAGGGGGTGGGCTTCCGGGCTCAGGCGCACACAGGAAGCCCGCCCCCAGCACCAGCAAGAGAAGAGCCACACATGAGCAAGGAAGACAACGCCCGCCAGCAACGCGAGATCCGCGAACGCCTCGCCAGGGCCGAGCGGGAACGCACCGAACGTGAACGTGAGGCCCGGATCCGCGAAGAGCAGGTCAGGGAGCAGCAGCGGGCGCACGAGCGTCAGGCCGCGGAAGCGCGCCGGGCCGAGGAAGAACGCAAGCGCCGGTACCACGAGAAGGGCTGAACAAGCCGAAGCGCCCCGCCACATGGTTTGCGACCGACGGAGCGCTACGAACGAAGGGATCTTAGCAATGGGCACCAGAGTCGACTTCTATGTAGGTCGCGGCGAGCAGGCAGAGTGGCTTGGCTCGTACCCGTTCGACGGCTACCCGGACGGGGTGTTCGGCGACGTCCGTGACAACCCGGAACTCTGGGACGCAGGCGATGCGCCCGTACGCGAGGAGGACTGGCGAGCGTTCGTGGCGAGCGTCCTTGCTGAGGGCGGCGAAGCCTCTACGACACCGGACATGGGCTGGCCGTGGCCGTGGGAGACCAGCGCCACGACCGACTACGCGTACGCATGGGACGAGGGGACGATCTACGGGTCGTCCTTCGGCGACGCATGGTTCCAGGTGGACCCCACTGCCGAGGACTTCGGCCAGCCCGAGGACGAGGACGATAACGGTGGTGGGACGGCCGTGTTTCCGGACATGACCAGCCGGATGGCCGCCACGCTCGGTCCGCGCTCCGGCGTCATCGTCATCGGGCCGTCGTCATGACCTCCAACGTTATGGACAAGCCCGACCGCCGCGCCGAACTCATCGCAGACCTTCGCCGTCTCGCCGACTGGCTGGAGGCCAACCCGGAAGTCCCGGTCGGCCCGTACCCGTACGTCGAACTGGCCCACTACCCAGACCGCGAAGGCGACGGCGCATCGTTCGCCGAGGTGGACCGGATCGCCGCACTGATCGGGGTAGAAGTCGAGGTCTCGGGCCGCGAGGGCCACCGGTCGGCGCGCAAGGTTCTCGGCCGCGCCTCCTACAGGGCCGTTGCGGTTCCGGACCGGGCGATGGCCGAGCACGAGGCGCTCCAGTCATATCGCGGCCTGGTTGAGCCGGCAGGTGTCCGATGAGCGTGCCCGGACCAGACAAGCCCGGAACAGGAGCAGACCTCCTACGAGAGGCAGCCGAACGGCTCCGCGCTAAGGCCAACGAGGCTCAGCACAAGCGCCCGTGGTGTCCGGAGTACACATGGGCGGCGGTGCGGCATGTTCAGCGCAACGTCGAGGTCGAGTGTGCCGACCACGGCGACGACCCGGACGCGGAGTGCTTCTCCTTCGACATGTACGACGGCCATTACGTGGCCATGATGCACCCGCCGGTAGCGCTCGCGCTGGCCGACTGGCTGGACCTCGCGGAGCAGGCACTCAGGCCATGGGAGGCGGCGGGCCACGAACTGACCCGCACCGACGAGAGGGCGGTCGCTGTCGCTCGTGCTGTCCTACGGGAGGGAGAGTCATGAGCCCGGACGGCTACTGGACGCACGGCTACGACATGGGCGCCGCCGCCGTGGAGGGCATGTTCAGCCCGGCCCTCTGCGCCTACTGCCAAGGCGTCTACGACCTCGGCAAGGTCGAAGTCCTCGCCCGCTACACGGACTGTTCGGTGTGGAAGTCGCCCTGCTGCGGCATCACGGTGGACGACCGTGGCGAGACGGGATGGAAGTCCAAGCGCGACTACTACCCGCTTGACCGCGATGGCCGTGAGATCCAGCGAGGTGCGCGATGAGCGACTCCCGTACCGAGGCCATTGACCTTGCCTGGGCCAACCACATCACCCGAGACCGCAACATCACCCGAGCGCAGTCCCGCATGTGGGCCATCCACGAAATGATGGCCGCCGGGGTGCACTACTCGCAGGCGAAGGTGTTGGTGGGCGGGTCGCAGCTGCCGTCCAACACCGGACTGGTCGGTGCGGCATGAGCGACATCGCAGGCATGGTCCGGCTGATGCAGCACGCCGCCGGACTCCTTGAAGTCCAGATCGATCAACTCACCGAACCTGGCAGGGGCAGCGGTTCCCAGCCTGTCATCGCGGCCATGGCCTACGCGGAGGCCGTCCTCCAGATGGTTGCCGCCTCCGTCACGCCCGATGGTGAAGCGGAGCGTGTGGATCGGCTGGTCGGCCGGTTGACGTCGGACTACGACGGCTGGGCCGACGAGTACACCCAGACCCAGATGTCACATGGGGAGCTGGTGTCGGTGGGCCGGTTCCTGCGGTGGGCTCTCGCCAATGAGGACGGTGCGGCATGAGCGCCCTGTGGATCGAGGACACTGTGGATCTGGTTGGCCACCACCGGATCCTCCACCAAGTCACCTACTACGAGTCGCTGGCGAAGGGCCACGTCTGGGAGTGCCACTGCGGTATGACGGCGGAGTGTCTGCCCGACTCCGGCGCGGCTCGGCGTGATGCCCGACGCCATACCGACACCGAGATCCTGGCCGCTCTTGCTGAAGCTGGGCTACTCCTCCAACCAGGAGGAGAGAGCCGGCAGGAGGTCAGTTGGTCGCACGGCGACGGCACCGACTGCACCGACGAGGACTGTCTCGACCGGTGGAAGGTGGCGCGAACGGTCACCGAATGGCCGGACGGCACCGAGCTGATCACGCCGTGGCTTCCGGTTGACGGCGGTGCGTCGTGAACCCGCCGCTCAACCAGAAGGAACTCGGCGCCCGGATGCGCGCCGCGCGGGAAGCCATAGGCGAGACCCTGCTGACCGCCGATGCCCGCACCGGCATCCCGTCAGTGGTGCTCGGCTCGTATGAGCGCGGGGACCGGAATCCGAGCCTGCACCGGGCCGCCGAGTGGGTGGCCGCGTTCGGGCACCGGCTCGTGGTCCTCAGCCCTGACGAGCGGGTGGTGTCAACCAAGACGACAGGCGAGGTGTGGGTGTCGTACGTCGTCGTGTACGGGCCGAATGAGGACGGGGTCATCGAATGCGACTCGGAGGCCGAGGCGGAAGTCCTGGCCCAGCACATCAACCTGTCGAAGGTCGGGCGTCGGGTCAACCAGCGCGGCGACATCAACTTCGGAGGTCCGTGGTGATCTGCGGTCTCATCATCGTCGCGGTCATCACGATCATCGTCGTGGACCACTACGCGCAGAAGCAGGGGAGACGGGAATGACCCGCGAGCAGAAGACCATGCTGGTCTTCACGTACACGGTCGCGAACGCCGCTTTCGTCGGGGTTTTGTTGATCGTGCTGCACGCGTCGCCGGTCTGGCCCGGCATGGTGGTCGCCTTGGCCCTCTCGGCCGTGACGGGCTGGCTGGCGGTGAGGTCGAAGTGACGCCAGGGGATGAGATCGCGTTCCGGATAGCGGTCGGGGTGTTCGTCCTGGGCCTGGCCATCTTCGCCGCGTGGAAGGTCATCGACTGGCGGGCCGAACGGCGGCGGGCGGCCCGCTTCGAAGCCCGCCGGTCCCCTGTGGACAGACCTGTGGACGAAGACACGGTGGAGATCAAGCCGTACGTGTGCCCGTCGTGCAAGCGGAACGCCGGGCATGACGACAAGTGCTACGTGAGGCGGCAGGAACGCCGGGCCGCCGAGATCAAGATTCCACGCAAAGGGGAACCGCAGTGAGGCGCATCTTCCGCTACGAGGTGCCGGTCGATGACCAGCGGCACTCATTCAGCTTGACTGCCATGCCCATGTCGGTCAGCTGCCGGAACCCTCGTGTCGTCGAGTTCTGGGCCATCGACAACGGATCGAGGTGAAGTCGTGATCTTCCTCGTCGTCGAGTTCTTGGCCCTTGCTGGTCTTGCCCGGTTGGCTTTCGTCTACCACCAAAAGTCCCAACCAGCACCCGAGCCGGAGTACGCGTACGAGCCGGAGCACTACGAGAAGGGTGGGCCGTTGAAGACGCGGCGGGCGCACGGCGGCAAGTCAGCGATGGTGCTGATGATCGCCACCCCGGATCCGGTGGAGGTGGCGGACATGGTGCTGTCGCTGTCGCTGGCCTTCGCCCCGCCGCCGTTGGAGCTCCGAACCCGACCAACGCATGTGGACTGGCTGGACACGCAGGAGATCGAGATTCGGTGGCACGAGCACTTCGCCGACCAGCCGGACAACCGTGCCGTGATGAAGGTCGGGAACCACCGTGCGTAGGGCGTGGCTGCGGTACATGACCCTGCATGCCGCCCTGACCCGGATTGCTGTTCTCGAAGCCGAGCTTCACCACCTCCGCCACCTCCTCGCCTTCCAGCGTGAGGAGCTGAAGGACCGGGCACAGGCCCGTATCGACTCTTCCCTGTCGGCGCGGGTTGCGATGGCCAAGGGCGTCAAGAAGGCCAGAACAGGAGCGACAAGGTGATCAAGCACGAGTACACCAAGGACCGCGTCGTCATCACCCTGACCGGCGGGAGCGACATCTTCCGGTTCGCCGTGAACATGCTCAACGACCAGACGGAGTACTGCGAGGTCGGCCGCGCCATTCTCGTTGAGCAGCGGGAGCGCATCGGCGCCGCGTCGTTCGACGACTGGGCGGTCCGGATTCTCGGCGAGGAGACCTTTACCCGGCTGACGTCCTACTTCCGGCGGGATCGGTTCTGCCTTGTCTGCGACAAGCCAGTGCGCGGGACGATCCCGAAGAATCGGCGGCTGGCGATGGCGCGTGCGCTCTGCCGGGAGTGTCCGTCGTGAGCATCGTCTACCTGTCGCAGATGTCGGCCGCCTGCCGCGCCGGCCTGACCGAACTCTGTACGGACGCCAGTTGTGAGAGCTACCTCCACGACGGCGACGACTTGGAACCGTTCGAGTCCGACTGCGATCACGAGCGCGCCGAGCGGCACCACCTGGAATGCCCGGACTGCGGTGCCGAACTGGCTCCGCCCGAGCCGTTGGTCGATGACATGACGTGGCTGTCTGCTGATGACCGAGCCCGACGACGGGAGGCAACCCGATGAGCGCCATGCCTGAGATCAAGTTCCTGCTCTGGTCGAACAAGCACGCCATGTGGTGGCGGCCGGACTCCCGCGGCTACACCGTCAACCGCGACGAGGCCGGTAGGTACACGCAGGCCGAGGCGCTGGAGAAGGTGCTCGCCTCGTCGTTCTGCATGATCCTGGAGCAGGTCACGTGCATGGTCGCGGAGGCACTCGATGCCTGATCCCCACCTCCTTTCCTGGGACTGGCGTGAACAGCCCGACCTTGCCGAGCTGGCCCGTGCCCTGACTGACGTGTCCAACGGAACCGTTCACCTGACTGAGGTGGCCACAGGTGATGACCAGTACGCCATCGTCCTGGACTCGTATCCGGTGACCGAGCTGGACGCGTACGAGATGTACCGGAGCAGGTCGTGATCGACCTCGAAGCGATCACGGCGAAGTGGCTGAACCAGTGCGGGCCGTGCGACTACGGCATGCCCGAGTACGGCTGCACCCACCCGTCAGGCGACTACAGGCCGGTGATGCTGGACCTGGTCGAGGAGATCGAGCGGCTGCGGCGGGGCGCGATCTACCGCGCGGGTTTCAACGGCGTCATCTGTCGTCGCTGCGGTGGCGGGGAGAATGACCACCGCATGCACTGCCGCTACTACGTCGGCCCGCTGGAGCACCGGTTCACGCACGACCGCTGGAATGACACGTTCGGCGGCCGCGACTTCGACTGCATCTGTGGCCGCTCGGTGCGCGTGAGCGGCATGGCCGGTTCGGTGCCATACGGCGACGAGCCCGTGTGCCCGGATGCGGCTGTTGCGGAGCGCGGCGGCGTTGAACGCCTACACATCTGCCACGGCTGCGAGGGCGAGATCGCGGTCGCCGATCAGCGGAAGCTTGAGACCGGCGGCGGCGATGGCTGAGGTGTGGATCGTCAACGGCCACCTTCCGACGTGCGCCTACACCCAGTCGCTCGACGACCTCGAAGGTCACGAGGCGTGCACCTGCAGCGGCTGGGACGACGAGGACGAGGACGACGGTTCGGACTACTACGTGGAGGGCGATTCAGGATGGTGACCCCGACACCACGCCTCGGCTGGGAAGCCGACCGCTACGAATGGCTCCACGCCCGCCGCCAAGGACTCGGCGCCTCCGACGTGGCCGCCCTGCTCGGGTTCAGCACCTACACCACCCCGTGGCAGGTGTGGGCCGAGAAGACCAACGCTGCCCGTCCACCTGACGAGATGTCCGAAGCGGCCGCTCTGGGTACCGCGTTGGAGCCGTGGCTCGTCGGCCAGGCCGCGGTGCTGCTGGACCGGCCCGTCATGCGAACCGAGCACCAGCTGTATGCCCACGCCGAGCACCCGTGGCGGCTGTGCTCACCCGACGCCGAGGCCGGCCCGGACACCCTCGTCGAAGCGAAGACCGCCGGGCTCCTGTCGCGGCGTCCGGCGAAGGGCTGGGACGACGACGCCGTCCCGTTGGGGTACGAGTTCCAGGCCCGGTGGGCGATGCACGTCATGGACCGCATGAAGGTCGAGATGGTGGCGCTCGTCGCCGGCCACGGCGTCCTTCATCGGTCCCTCGTCCGGGACCTGTCGATCGAGGCCGACCTTGTGGCGCAGGTGTCGGAGTGGTGGCAGCACCACGTCGTCGAAGGCAACGAACCGCCCGTCGGGGAACTGGACAACGCCATGCTGTCGCTGGTGTACCCGAAGCCCGACGGGACCGAGGTCGACCTGGACGACACCGACGCCGACCGGCTGTGGCTCGCCTACCTCGCCGCCCGCGACCAGGAACGCACATCCAAGGCAGTCAAGGAAGGCGCCGGGGCCGCGTTGAAGCGGCTCCTCGGCGACCACGAACACGGACTCCTCGCCGGCAGGGTCGCCGTCGCGTGGGGTACCCGCAAGGGCCCCATCGACTACAAGCGGCTCGTCGCCGACCTCATCGCCACCACCGACATCGACGTGCCCGACCCGGAGCTTTACCGGGGCCCGTCCAGCCGCAGCCTCTCCGTGAAGGAACCGAAATGAGCACCGACGCGCGGACCGCGCTGGCCACCCGCCGAGAGAACGGCGGCGTCGCAAAGAACACACTCACCGACGACATCCGCAACATGGCCAGCCAGTTCCAGGCCGCCATGCCCCGAGGCGCCGAAGCCACCCAACTCATCCGGGACGCCCTGACCGCACTACGCATGACGCCGAAGCTCGGCCAGTGCGACTCATCCTCCGTCCTCGGCGCGCTCATGACCTGCGCCCAGCTCGGCCTTCGTCCCGGCGTGCTCGGGCATGCGTGGCTGCTGCCGTTCTGGGACAGCAAGGCCAACGCGGACGAGAAAGGCCGACCCCGAGGCGGATACAAGGCCCAGTTCGTCGTCGGCTACCAAGGGCTGGTCGAGTTGGCCCACCGGTCCGGGAAGATCTCGTCCCTGATCGCCCGCACCGTGTACGCCAACGACCAGTTCGACGTCGACTACGGCCTGGCCGACTCCCTCGTCCACAAGCCGAACCTGTTCGCCGACCGCGGCGACCCGATCGCCTACTACGCCATCGCCAAGTTTGCCGGCGGCGGGCATTCGTTCATCGTCATGACCCAGCGGGAGATGCTCGCCTACCGCGACCGGCACGCCAAAGCACGCAGCAAGGAAGGCCGGATCTTCGGACCGTGGGTGGACCACTTCGAGCCCATGGCCCACAAGACGTGCGTGCGGCAACTGTCGAAGTACACGCCGAAGTCGACCGACATGGCCGCTGCGATCGAGGCCGACGGTGGGGTGCGGGTCGACCTCACCCCGACGGTTCCGGCGGACGAGGCGACCACCCACCCGGACTGGGAAGGCGAGGTGGTCGGCGAGCAGGAGCCCGACGAGCAGCAGGAGTGGCCGGACACCGCCCAACCTCCCGACGCCCAGCCGGCCAAACGCACCCGGGCCAAGGCCGAGGCCGAGCCACTCCCGGGGACCATCGATGCAGACTCGGAGTAGGCCGAAAGGCCCGGACGCGGAGACCGTGCAGATCGTTTTTCAGCGTGCTCTCCGCGGTGACGTGATCTGCTGCGAGGTCTGCGGCGGACCCGTCACCGGCGAGCGTGGCGTGGACTGGGCGCTACATCATCGCCGTGGCCGCGACGAACGGCCAGACTCCCATTCGGCGCAGAACCAGATGGTGGTGCATGGAGCCGACAACGTGACCGCATGCCATGGCCGGATCCACCGCAACACCTCGGGTGAGGCGCGGGCCGCCGGATGGCTGGTCTCCCGCAACGGCATCAACTACGACCCGCTGCTGGTGCCGGTGCTCATCGACGACGGGTCGCGACGCGTCTACTTCGGGGCTGACGGCGGCTACCACGACGAACTGGAGAGTGCCGCGTGAACGCCAAGCTGCTCGGTCCGGCCGATGAGCCGCAGCGCGCCGGCTCCGTAGTTGCGGTGCACTACGGCGACTACCGGCGGCAGGAAATCTGGGTCGCCTCCGGCAGCAACGTCGGCAACTGGTACCCACTCGGCGGCGAGCACTGGGTGGTGTGGGACCGCCAGCGAATGCCGGCCGGCGTTACCGATCCGCATCCAGATTGGAGCAACGTGCTCGCGCGGGGTCCGGTCACTCTGCTGGTCGCTGGCGCCGAGCAAGCATACGCCGAGGGCTGGGCGCAGGGCCGGCATGACCTGTGGCAGACCATGGAGGAGTTGGCCGGTGAGGGCCCGTGACCAGGCACTTCCGGTGGGAGGACCGATGACCACACCCGAGGCCGCCACCTGTGCCTGCGGACACAAGATCATGGTCCATCAGTGGATGCCGGCAACGAAGACCCTCCGCGCCGGCAACCGCGGGGAATGCTCGGTACAGGACTCGACCGGCAAATGCCCATGCCGAGGCCCGCGGTGAGCCGTTACCGCGATAACCGTAGCTACACCCCACCGGCCCCGGTGCGTTGCGGGGACTGTGGGGAGCCGTCAGACCGTCCCGCCGACGGGCTAGGGATCCACATCCCGGGCTGTTCCCATGGCGGGGCTGTGGTTGGGGTCCTGTCGGAGAACGCACCAGAGAGGGGAGAGCCGTCGTGACCACTTTCGAGCTCGCCGAGGCGCGCGGCTGGGCCAAGGCTGTTGCCGCCATCCAGGTCGAGGCGGGACGTCAGCGGGCGCAGGGCCGTGACTCGCTGGCCGCGTCCTTCGATCTGGTCGTCCAAACCCTCGCCGGCAAGTGCGGCGATGTTGAGGTGTCGCACCGTTGGGGTGCCCGGTGGTGGATGTCGGAGCATGTGGACGAGTTCGCGTCCCGGCATGCGGCGGCAGAGTTTGCGGCGTTGCGTGGGCTGGTGGTGGTCGCCCGAACTGTCGTCACCGATGTGGACTGGCTGGTTGTCGAGGGAGTGTCGGATGCCGAGTAACTGGCCACGGGTCACAGCCGGGCAGCGCGCCGCCCTTCACCGGACACAGGTCCGCGCCTACCGCTACCTCGAGGATGCTGCCCCGGACCTGGCCGGGATCAACCCGGGAGCCGCCGAGACCGCAGCGGAGGTCGTTGTTCGGCTCCGGCCCTACGTTGAGACAGGAGAGACCGATGAGTGAAGTGAGCACCGAACTGGGCGCGGCCGTGGCCGAGGCGTGCGAGCGGATCAGGTCCCTTGAGGCTGAGCGGGACTCCCTCGCTGCCCAACGGGATCAACTCGCGGTAGGTCTCAACGCGCTCGGGTTCCGGTCGGAGACCGAAGCCGAGGTGATCCCAGACGCGCTCGCGTTCGCGAATGCCCTCGCTGCACAGGTTGAGCATTGGAAGGAACTCCAGCACGTCACCAACCGGAACGCGACCGACCTGTTCATGGGTCTTGCCCGAGCGAAATTCATGGATCTCGCCCGAGCGAACGCCGAACGGGATGCCCTCTTTGCCCAACTAGAACGAGCCCGGCCAGTCCTCGAAGCAGCAGCAGCGCTGGTTGGTGACTGGCAGGCCAAGCGCTCGACCCACGGCGGCCGCCTCACTGCTGCCGTGGACGCCTACCAGTCCTCCCCATCGGAGCCCGCGCCGTGACTACACCAGTACCCCAAGAGGCGTATGCGGCTGGTGCCGCCGCCACCGAGGTCTACCGGCGGCGTACTGGCCTGACTCCGGCCGCGTTCGACCACTACGTCCTCGCCTACGCCGCCGCCGCCGTCGAAGCGGTCTGGCCGCTGGCGTTCGAGGCCGGCCGGGCCACAGTCCGGGCCGAGGTAGCAGCCGAGATCCGCAACCGCACGGCCGACGTGATGTCCCGCGCCGAAGCATTGGCGGGCGCCAGCGACGAGAGCCATCCGTTCGCTCTCGGCGCCGAGTGGGCTGCTCGTATCGCTGAAGGCAAGACCGACACCAAGGAGGAGACGAAATGAGCGACATTCGCGCCAGCATCAGCGAGGTGATCGCCGACAGTTTGGAGCGCATCGCCGGCGCCGAGAGGCAGGCGGCGTTGGTCGACGCGATCTGCCGGGTGATTCCGCCGTTCGAGCCGGAGTTCCTCGACGCCGCCCAGCAGATCCGGTTGGAGTCCGTCCGGCTGATGCTGGCCAACCGGATGCACGACTTGCTGGACCAGCTCCTGGACGAGGCGTTGAAGGTTGCCTCGGCCATCGAGACCGGTCAGGTGCCGGCGAAGACCGACACCGAGGAGGCGAAGTGACCCGCTACCGACCGTCTGATGCACTCATCGCAGCCCTCGCCGAGGTGCTGCCTGAGGACACCGGCTCCCAGATGGATCCGAGGGTCGGGATGTGGCTGCTCGGGTTCGACCTTCCGGGTGTGGGCCGGATCCGGATCCAGAAGGAGGCGTTGGTGGAGGTGGAGGAGCCACTACCGCCAGAGCCGCCGTACCTCTCGATTGCGAACTTCGGCGAGGAGGGCCCGTTCATCCGGCGGACGAATCAGCGGTGGCAGAACCTCGGCGGCTACGACTTCGACTACGCCGACCTGTGCCGCTTCGGACCGCCGGTCCTGCTGGTTCCTGATCCGCTCACAGAGGCACCCGAACTGCCATGGGAAGGACCGAGCGAGGCCGGCCGTCGCATCGGCGTGCACCTCGACGGCGACGTTTACGACCCGCCGCTGGCCCGCATCACCATCGACGGCAGGGACATGTTGTCGTTGGCCGGCGACCGAACCCGTCAGATGGGTCTGGCTCTTCTGCGTGCCGCCGCCCAGCAGCAGGAGGACCGCGCACAGCAAGAGGAGAAGACCTGATGGGCGGCAAGGCGCGCCGGCCGGTCAACGTGGTCGATCGCCTCGTGTTCCGGTGGCTGCTCTACATCGAGTTGACGTTGGCCGTTCTGTTTCTCGTGGGTTGATCACTGGTTCGGTAGCAGGAGAGGAGTAGCAGTGGACGCCGACCGCCTTGCCGCCGTCGCCTTGGCCGAGCACCTCGAAGCGGTCCGGGCGCGACGAGGCATCACCCGGCAGGATCTCGCCGCCCTGGCCGGCATCAGCCCGATCACACTCCGGACCGCGCTGAGCACGGGCCGGGTGTACCTGTTCACGATGCTGGCTGTTGCCCGGGTGCTGGGTGTGGACCTGTCCGCGCACAGCGTTGAGGACCGGGAGGTCCAGGCGATCGTGGACGACATCGCGGTCGAGCGGGCGGTCCGCGGCGAGGTGGTGGTGTTGACCCGGCTGGAGCAGGCGACCGCGGTGAAGGTGATGCAGCAGCGAGGCCGGTCGGCGCAGGTCACAGCTGAGACGTTGGGTGTGGATCGTCGGTGGGTGAACCGGGTCCGTGCCGGTGAGGTCAAGTACGCCCGGGAGGTCGCGTGAGCCAGTTCCCGCGGGCCCGGCCGTCGAAGGTGGCAGCGAAGCCGGCCCGGCCGAAGGCGGCGAAGCATGTACCGCGCTGGTCGCCGGACTCCGACTGGCGAGGTCGATCCTTCTGTACCTGTGGTCAGCCGTGGATGTCGCCGGTGCATGCGGTCCAGCCGACCAGTGATGAGCAGCGCGCCGAGGAGCTACGGAGAGTGGGCGAGTCCGATGCGGAATGACGCTACGTCCGCCGGTCTGCTGCGGTGGGTGACCGGCGCCGCTAGTCGTTGGCGAGGTGCGCGATGAGGGACCCGGGCAGCTCTCGCTTGATCTCCCAAGAGAAGGTGAGCACGAGCGGTGAGTAATCGAGACCTCAATGCGTGGCGTGGTCGCTACAACCTGTGTGTCGCAACGGATTCAGGGCGCGTGCCGATGAGCATCAACATCCGGGAAGTGCGACAATGGATCAGGTGTCCGCCCGGCGCCCCACCGCCGGCGGATGCCCTTCCGACTCCACCGGAAAGGCACCACCCTATGCTCGCATCCACCTCCGACATTCACGTTCCTTCGCTGGCGCGTGTCGCATGACGACCCACATCGAGTGGACCGACGAGACCTGGAACGCCATAACCGGCTGTACGAAGGTCTCCGAGGGCTGCGAACACTGCTACATCGAGCGGACGCCGCCGTTCCGCATGGCCGGTCGTCGCTTCAGCCTGCCGGGCATCGGTGGCACGACCGACCTGAAGCTCCACCCTGAGCGGCTGGTGAAGCCGCTCAGTTGGCGCAAGCCCCGGCGGGTGTTCGTCAACTCCCTCGCGGACCTGTTCCACCACGGCGTGCCAGACGAGTACATCGCGCGAGTGTTCGCGGTGATGGGCATGGCGCCGAGGCACACGTTCCAGGTGTTGACGAAGAGGCACGCCCGAATGCGCTCGCTGCTGGCCTCGTCGGCCTTCCGTGTCGCCGTCCTCGACGCAGCACACCTCATCGCCAACGGCGAGATCGGCACTCTGCGCGTTACGTCGGCGGATGCAGCGGACTACCGACGCCGCGAGTCCGCCGCGCTGAACGGCCACGCCGACTCAGCGCTGCCGTGGCCGTTGGCCAACGTGTGGGCCGGGGTCAGCGTCGAGAACCAGGAGTGGGCTGACATCCGCATCCCGGCCCTGCTCGATACCCCGGCCGCTGTCCGCTGGCTGTCGTGTGAACCGCTGCTCGGCCCGGTGAATCTGATCGGTCAGGGCGGCGACATGGTGGGTGCGGGCATATACGCACTGCCAGACCCGACCGAACATGACGGCGGCGAGCCCGCCTGCCAGAACCACGGCATGGAGCGCTGTCACCAGGGCTGCCGCTTCGTGGACTGGACTGTCGTGGGGGGTGAGTCCGGCCCGGGCGCCCGGGCGATGAATCTGGACTGGGCGCGGTCCCTCGTTCAGCAGTGCCAGGCCGCCCGGGTCCCGGTGTTCGTCAAGCAGCTCGGTGCGGTGTGGGCCAGCGACGCGACGTGGAACGGGTCCCCGGTGTCGCACGAGGACAAGAAGGGCGGCGAGCCCGGGTACTGGCCGACTGACCTTCAGGTTCGGGAGTACCCGGCTGAGGTGGGCTCATGACCTGCCTCGACACGTGCATCACCCCAACACCCGCGCAGTGTCACTGCGCCTCCTGCCACCGCACCTACGGCGGCATCACTGGCTTCGACGCCCACCGCCGCAACGGCGTGTGTGTGGACCCGAAGGGCTACATCAAGGTCAAGGGCGTGTGGCGTCAGGAAGCCCCGGCCAACCCGTTCTGGATCGGCCTCTGATGACGACCCCGATTGCAGTGCAGGTCACCCGCTACCGCTGCCCGTTCTGCCCTCGGTCGCTGTCGTCCAAGACGCGCATGGTCGAGCACATCGGGAAGTGCTGGAACAACCCGGCCGCGCGCGGGTGCAAGACGTGCCGCCACTTCATGCCGGACGAGTCGGAGCCGGACGTCGGCTACGTCGAGCCTGAGCAATGCGCGGCCGACGTCGGCCTGTCCGGCGGATGCGCAGTCTGCGGTTTGCCGCCTGAGCCCGGCCAGCACCACTGCCCGGATCCGAATCACTGGCTGGCCGAGATGACGATGCCCGGTCCGATCATCGGCTGCGACTTGTGGGAGGCGTCCGATGCGTAGCCACGACGGGTACGACCCGGAGTCCACCCTGACCCAGATGCGGCTGTCCCGGACCGAGAACCCGCTGTGTCGGGAGGCGGCTCCGGCGATAGACCGGGCAGTGGTCGAAGCGAAAGCACTGTGGCCGGATCCGGCCGAGCGGGAGACTGCCGGGTTCGGGGCGCTGGTTGCTGCGGCCACGATCGCCGCGGTGACGATCGACGGCGCGACGGCCATGACGGTCAACATGATCGGCTTGTTTGGTCAGGCGCTCGTCGATGACGCTCGGGCTGAGGTGGGCGCCCGATGACCATCTACCTGAAGGCTCCGGACGACTACAAGCCGGGCGGTCCGGACGGCCAAGGCTGGAACCGGCTCAGCCTCAACGGCCACATGGGCAAGCCGTACGACCGCTGTGCCCTGCGTCCCCGAACCTATGCGGCGCTTGTCGAGTCACAGGACACGCGCCGGGCACAATGGGGCGCCTGCTTCGACATCTGCACCAACGGTGGCTCCTGCATGGACTGCCCACTCTTCTCAGCGCCGAGCACACGCGTGCCGTGGGACGGCATTGAGGGCCGGGTGTTGGTGCGGATCCAGGAACGCGGGGAACGCCCAGACCGTCTGCACGTCATGCAGGACGCCGAGGCGGGCTGGGACTCGCGGTCGCTGGTTCTGACTTGGGAGGCGGTCGCCCGCCTTGACGGATGGTCGATCGGCCGGCAGATGCGCGATGAGGTCTCGGCTGGCTTCTGGTTGGTGCGGGAGGTGGGTACCTGATGCCCCTTGCCGACCCGTGGGAGAAGACTCCTCGCCTGCTGTCTGAGCTGTGCGAGGGTCACGGCCAGTTCATGTTGGAGGTGTACGCCCTGGACTACCCGTCCGGGAGTCGGACGTGGGTGTGCAAGTCGTGCTGGATTGATCTGTGGCACCGGTACGGGAAGCCTCCTCAGGGCGTGCGGGAGGTGGGCGCATGACCACACGGGCTCTCACCGACGAGTCGGGCTACACCTGCGACTGGGGCGGCTGTAACGACGTGGCGGTGTTCGAACGCCGCAGCCCGGAGCACGGCTGGCTGCCCGTCTGCGATCGGCACAAGGGACCCAGGCCGCGCGGCCCGGCCACGACGCGGGGTGGCTGTCGGGACTGCGGCAAGGAGTACGCACTGACCGCTGATGGTCGGCTTCCTCTGCACCGCGATGGGTGGGTGACCTGCCCGGGTGCGCGCAAGCCACCTCGGTCTGACCAGGGTGTGCGGGAGGTGGGCGCCTAGTGCGTATCCGTTCTACGAAGCCGGAGTTCTGGGCCGACGAAGACCTGGCCGACCTCGTCCGCGATGCCCGCCTGCTCTACATCGGACTGTGGAACCTGTCCGACGAGCACGGACGTCTGCGTGGCGACGCCCGGTACGTGAAGGGCCAGCTCTTCCCGTACGACGACGACCTCACGCCGGCCGCGATTGACGTCCTACTCAAGGTGCTCGACACGGCGGGCAAGGCGGTCCGGTACGAGGTCGACGGGAAGGCATTCATTCACCTGCCGAACCTCGGTCGGCACCAGCGGTTGGAGCCCGGCAAGGTTCCGTCGAAACTGCCCGCCCCACCGGTTATCGTGTCCGAGTCGTCCCAACCTGAACCCCCCGCGGACGAGTCAGCGCCGGATCTGAACGAGTCGGAGCCGGACGCAAACTCGAATGCGCTTCTTTATGGAGCATGGAGCATGGAGCAGGGGACGCGTGCGGGCGCGCGAACCGACCCATCCGCGCCCGACCCGCCGATCCCAGAGCCCCCCACAAAATGTGATCAACACCTGAAAACCCGGAACCCGCCCAAGTGCGGGGCCTGCGGCGACGCCCGCAAGGCCCACGGCCGGTGGCTCGCTGACCGAGCGGCCCGGTTCGCCTCGGCGCCGAAGTGCCCGGCCCACCAAGGCCAGCCGGCCGGCAACTGCGGCGGTTGTCGTGCTGACGAACTCGCCCCGGCGTACCCCCCGAAACCCTCGAAGCTAGGAGAGCCGCATGACCCGCCCAACCCTGAGCGACCTCTTCGGCGAGGGCTGTGACTGCCTCAGCGGCCCGCTCCAGCAGGCGCTCGCCGACGGCTACGTCCGCACCCAGACCCACCCCGACCTGCCGCTGACGATCTACAACTACACCGAGAAGGCCGCCTACGAAGCGGCCTGGACACCGGTCACACTCGCCTGCCGCGGACTCATCGTCAACGCCGCCGGATCGATCCTGGCCCGTCCGTTCCGGAAGTTCTTCAACTACGGCCAGACCGGCGCGCCCACCTTCGACCTGACCGGCAAGGCCGTCGTCACCGACAAGCTCGACGGATCACTCGGCATCCTGTACCCGACGCCCGACGGGCACGCGATCGCCACCCGGGGCTCGTTCGCGTCCGAACAGGCCATCCGCGCCACCCGGATCTGGCGCGAGCGATACGCCCACCTGTACGGGCCGCCGTCGGACTTCACGCTGCTGTTCGAGATCGTGTACCCGGAGAACCGGATCGTCTGCGACTACGGCGACCTGGACGATCTGCTGCTCCTCGCCGCCGTCCACATCGAGTCCGGCCTGACCGCCGGCCCGAACGCGATTGACTGGCCCGGGCCGCGAACGACGGTGTTCCCGTACGAAACCCTCGCTGAGGCGCTCGCGGTCGAGCCCCGACCCAACGCCGAAGGCCTCGTCGTGCACCTCCTCGACGTCGACGAGCGGATCAAGCTCAAGCAGGAGGACTACGTCAAACTGCACCGCATCGTCACCGGCCTCAATGCCCGGACGGTGTGGGAGCACCTGTGTTCCGGAGCGCCTCTGGCCGACCTGATCGAGCCGCTGCCGGACGAGTTCCACCCGTGGGTCCTCAGCATCGTCGACGGCATCGGAGCAGGCGTGGCGGCCGAACTGGAGCGGCTCGACGGTTGCTACCGGGCCACGGTCGCGCAGATGCCCGAGGAGTGGGACCCGGACACCCGCGACGGCCGCAAGGTCTACGCCGCCGTCGCGGCCGGCGACCCCGACAGCTGGGCTCTGTTCGCCCAACTCGATGGCCGACCGCTTCACGGCGAGCTACTCAAGCGGGCCAAGCCCGAGCCCTACATAACCCCGTCCGGCCGCATCTTCACCGAGGACAACGCATGACCACGCTCATCATCACCCGCGGCCTGCCCGCATCCGGCAAGACCACGCTAGCCCGAGCGTGGGTGCAGGAGGACCCGCAGCGGCGTGCCCGGGTCAACCGGGACGACCTGCGTGCCATGGCCCACGACTCGGTGTTCGTCAGCCAGACCACCACCGACCCGGGTACCGAGCGGTCGATTCAGTCGGTCCGCGACGCGGTCATCACCGCCCTGTTGAAGCGGGGTGTCAGTGTGGTGTGCGATGACACCGCCCTGCCGCAGCGGGTCGCGCGGGACCTGCGGCGGCTCGCCACCCTGACCGGCTCCGACTTCGAGGTGTGGGACCTGACCTTCGTGCCGCTGGAGGAGTGCCTCCGCCGCAACGCCGAACGGACCGGACGGGCGCTGGTGCCGGCGGACCGCATGCGCGAGATGTGGACCAAGTACGTCCGCCCGCTCAAGGGCGCACCGATGCCGATGCCGGAGGAGCCGGACGACCCGGTTGGGCTGAAGCCGTACGTCCCGGTCCCGGGGACGCCCAAGGCCGTCATGGTCGACGTTGACGGCACGGTCGCGCTGATGGCGGGCCGGTCACCGTATGACGAGACCCGCGTCCACGAGGACCGGCCGAACCTGCCCGTCATCGCGACTATCCGAGGGATGGTCGCTGCCGGGTACCGAGTGGTCTTCTGCTCCGGCCGGACGGAAGCATGCCGGGACGCTACCGAGGCGTGGTTGGCCGAGCACATCTGGCACCGCAACGTGCTACTCAGCCCGCTGTTCATGCGCCCGGCCGGCGACATGCGCAAAGACTCGGTGGTCAAGGCCGAACTGTTCGACCGGCACATCCGCAGCGAGTGGGACGTCACCTGCGTGTTCGACGACCGGGACCAGGTCGTGCAGATGTGGCGGTCGCTGGGCCTGACCGTGTTCCAGGTCGCCGACGGCGCGTTCTGACCCCCTGTCTCACCTGATACCCGAGGAGAAAGAATGATCAAGAACGCGAAGGTCAAGATGTCCATCAACGACCATGTCCGGCTCGACCTCCTGGACGCCGAGAACTTCCTACCCGCCGAGGATGCGCACGATCTCGCGGTCGACCTCCTCGAAGCCGCCTACCAGTCCCGTGCCCTCAAACTGGTCGACGAGGTCATGGCCAAGCACCGTGGCCGGTACGTCGAGGACCTGCTGGAGTACCGGGTTCTGGACGAGGCGTGGCGGGATCTGCGGTTGGCGCTCGGCTACGACGACTCACCAACCGGCGGTGCGCTGTGATCGTCTACGTTTCGATCGGCAACACCGACGACAGGCTCACGCAGGCCGAGTGGGCTGCGTTCGTCGCCGAGGTGGAGTTCGCGCTGCCGTCCGGTGGCTGGACGCAGCGCCATGGCCGGTGGCGTTCGCCGTCAGACGACCCGTGGCAGAACGCCTGCTGGTGCATAGAGATCAACGACCACGTGGCTCAGGACTCGATCGCGGCCTGCAATCTGGGCCTCGCCGCAGTCGCGAGGAAGTTCCGGCAGGACTCGGTTGCGTGGGCCGAGGTCACCAAGACCGAGTTCATCGGCGCCACGCCATGAGCGACTACTACACGTGGAGCCAGATTCAGCGCGCCCTGTTCGCCGACGGCTGGAGGCACAGCACCAAACGGATCGTCGACAGCCGCCGTGACCTCGACGGGTCACGCATCGGCGAGGATGCGACCGTGCACACGTGGGCGCGTGAGGATGAGCGGCTCACGGTCTACTACGTGCCCGCGGATGCCGAGACGGACGGCTACCTGACGTTCTGGCCGGAGAGCCTGAGCGAGGTCAGCGCGTCCATTCACGTGGCTATGGCCACACCGGAGCTGGTCGGCGCGCGGTTGGTCGACCTCGGCGCGATCAGAGCCCAGCCGTTCATGGAGCCGGACGAGGGCAACGCCTTCGTCAAGGAGCTGCAGCGGCATCCGCACCGGAAGCACATCGTCACCGCCGCCGAGTCCATGTACGACCTCGACGGCGAGAACGGCACCGGGGCCGGCATGTGGTACTGGCTGTTCTTCGCCCGCGACGCCGTCAACGCCCTTGCCGACATGGACGCCTTCGCGCCTGTTCCTTCGTCTCTGACCGGAGAAACCAAATGATCAACGAAGAACGCGCCGAAGAAAGCAACCTCGTCAAGCACGCCCGCCGCGAGCTCGAACGGTGCGGCCAGACCGCCGAGTCCCCGACCTACGCCGCGTCGATCGTCGCGGCCGTTGAAGCGTTCGCCTCCTACGGCCACTCCGGCGGTTCGGCCATGGTGGCGGTCGAGCAGCTGCACACCCTGCTGCAGTTCCGTACCCTGTCGCCACTCACCTCCGACCCCGACGAATGGGAGGACCGGTCAGGGATCTCGAACTACCCGATTTGGCAGAACCGGCGCGACTCGGCGGCGATGAGCGAAGACGGCGGGCAGACCTGGTACTTCGTCGATGACCGGGCCGAGGTGACGTCGTGACCTCTCCCTCCCTCGTCGCGGTTGAGCCGATGTGCTGCGGCGAGCCGATGGTTCACAACAGCTGGACCAGCGAGCACGAGTGCGCCGTTGCCTACTTCGCGCTGGTGGACGAGGGAATCGGCGAAGGCGCGCTGGAGCGGGCAACCGCCGAGGACGTCGGGCCTGCCCTCGTTGAGGCGTTGGAGCATTGGCGTGCGTCGCGGATCCCGGACGGAACGGGGGATGCGTCGTGACCTCCCCCTCCACCCCCGCCGCCGTTCTGGCTCTGCCCATGCGGCCGAACGACGCCGACGCGGCAACGGTCCGCGACTACCTCGTTGCTCTCCTCGCTGCGCTCTGGGAGGAGAGCGACAACTTCAGCGGCAAGCGCCCGTTCGGCAACTCGTCGTGGCCGTATGACCTGTATGAGACGCTCGGCAAGGCCGGGCTGGTCGAGGTGATCTGGGATGAGGACGGCTACATTCGGATGTTCGGCCCCGGTCAACAGCAGTTCGCGGACCGGCTCATCGCCGACGCGATCAAGCACCTCGGAGTCTCAACATGACCTCTGTGATCAACTTCGATCTGCTGGCAGAACTGCGCGCCCGAGGCGAGCACCCGCACCAGCGTGGCGCACAGCCCGACGTCGAATACCCGAACGTCGGGGTGGCCGAGGTTCTCGACGAGGCCGTGGCCTGCCAGCACCTGCTCG